CTTTTTTTTTATGTTGTACTTGGATAAAATCAACGTACTAAAGATAGTTGTATTGCCGGACTTGACTACGCTCGCAAGCTCGCTAAATTCCCCCATAAAGGAGTGGAATTATCGGTAAATCTGCTCCTTTATGGGGGAAGAAAGCTAGCCGTTAGGCTAGCGGGATATAGTAAAGCTAATATTGATAATAGTATTCCAAACAATAATACTAACGGCATTGGGGATAGTGTTCAGGAAGATGTTCTTCGTTAGATAGAACATTTGGGAACTTTTTGGGTATAGTACGGTCATAGACGGAGTAAATAGTATTCGGCTCTTTTTCGGGTAGTGAAGCTAAATCAATCGCTATTGACAATCATTCTACTAATCCTTGTAGCTTTGTTTCTATTTATCGTCCGAGGTTTTGCACTAGGGCGGAGACACTGCCTAAATGAAATAGTACTTATAAGTACTAAGACTAATCGAGTTCCCTAGCTCTCCACACTACACGCAACTAATCTAGTTAGTCAGATAGCAAATGCTAAATCCCGTACAACAGTCCGAGACGGTAGGTACTTAATCACCACAAAGGTAACATTTATTTTGATATAAACAATAAGCCGGACTACTTTCACAAGCAATCCGGCTTCTACCATGAGTTGTAATATTTAAGTTAGTTATTCTTCATCTTCGCCAGTAATCATATTAGCAACAACTTGACCTAGACCACTAAAAGGACTACTACGTACTTTATAGTAACTATTATTAGCACCAAGTCTTTGATGTTTTATAATTTGATTAACTAATGGTATCTGTTTCATTATATTAACTTTAAGTTTATTCTCACCTGAATAAGTACCTGAATTATAATATAAATCATCAGGATTACCAGTAATTATATAACTACAACAGGCTTCTAGTAATTTAAGATTATCAGATGCAATACTTAATGCAGCTACTGGTTGACTATATAATTTCTTACCTTCATTAGCTATACCCCACGGAGTATATTGAATTGTTTCAGACATTAGACGGTCAGCACTATATAGGATATAATCAGCTACTTGTGTAGAATCATCATCGTCATCAAGCATTAGTTTACCAACTACGAATAATGCTACTGCTTTAGTAATAGCTATCCATTCACCTAAACATCTACGAATATTGGCTTTATCATATTCAGGAAGAATGTTATAATAAGTAGTAAGATTAGCTACAAAATCTGCATAACCTTTAGCAATTCCTTGAAGAGTACGAACAGCTTGAAGTTCGTTACTATCATTAAGTTCGTAGTGCTTCTTAAATGGCATTGCTATAAACTCACCTAAACTAACATAAGTTCCTTTACTAATAGACTCTCTAGTTTCATTATATATACCGTCAAAGTGACCTAAACGATAACCAAAACGTTTTTGGAATCCAGGAACTAAGTGTTTATGGAACTGCATTAGTAAAGCTCCCCACCAAGATTGTTGTAATTGATTAGCACCAATCTTATCATAGATACCATGTATTTGATGATTAACTGATATAACCTTATTACGGAAAGCTGCAATATCATCATTAGTAAGACCACTGTCAGGTTTAAGAGTAGCAACACCATTTTTCAAGATAAGACTTTCTCTAAAAGAAGGATGATTCTCGAACTTAGTTCTTTCTTCTTTAGTATCTTCTTTATAGGTAGCTTTAAACTCTTCTCTTATCTCTTTAGGAACAGAGCGTAAGAAGTCAGTTATTATATCAGCTTTAAACTTAACATAACGTTCTTTCTCAATATATGATTCAAGCACTTTATCTCTAAATGCTTCGTACTTACTAACTAATTCAGGATTATTCTTACGAAGAACTTTAAGTAATGCTTCTTCTCTTAATCCCATAGCAAACTGTTCAAATGACATTACTTTGTTCTTGCCATCAACAGTAACAACTCTATGAGAATGAAGCATAGCCAATAGTGTAGCGTTCTGCATATAATGCTCACCTGCTGTCTGTTGGATAAATAATAGATTCTCTAATTTACCCATTGGATTACTACCTTTACCATAACGTTCTGTAACCATATCAGATTCAATAACATTGAATAATCTAATAACAGCATTAGTTTCGTTATTAGTAGTTTCATTATAGGCATCTGCTAGATAACTACCTACATTCTGCATCCATTCGTTCTCACCTTTACGGAAGTCTTTGTATTTAAAGAATTGTCCGGCAGCCATTTCCATTTGTATCTGTGTCTTACCATATAATACGTTGGCAATACCACCAGTAACGTTTAACATCATAAACTTACTAGATACCATATTACGCATAACACGAGATACTTTAGAACGAGTACCTTCATCCATTTCAAATTCATTAAATACTAACTTACGAACTTGATTCTCAAAGTGCTTAACTATATTAGAATCATCGCTCTTAGTTGTACGTATTTCTTGTTTACCAGTAATTCTACTAAGTAATCTATTATCCATAAGTTTATCATTAGGATTTCTCTTAATAATATCCATATTACGTAATTGATTACTAGTAATTTTAGCTAATCTAGCTATATCATTACGAGTATTAAAGTTATACATGCTATCAATAAATGAATTAAGTCTTTCAAGAACATTAGGATTATTACGTTCTGCATTTTCCTGTGCTCTTTGCTTACGTAACTCATTATTCTTAGCTTGAGTTTCACGAATATAAGCTAGATATTCATCAGTAGTTTCACCTTCTTGTTTCTCACGAATAAGAAGAAGTTTAATCTCTGATAAACTATGTAACATAGGAGCATTACTAAATCTTTTATACAGATTAAGCTCTATATCAGACTTATTAGGAGTATCATACCAACCATGACTACGTTTAAAGTCTTGCCAATAATCAGTAAAACCTTGATGAGGTTGTTCAACAGCTTGATTAGGTAAATAACCACGATTAATATAAGCACGACTACGTTTATCTTTAACAAGACTATTAAGTAGATTATCTACTTCATTATATAGTTGTTGCTGATAGTTATTCATTCCGTAATACTTATCATTACGATATTTATTAGTAGAAGGTTGTAACTTAACTTCATCATAGTTAGGATTCTTGTACTTGTCTTTAACTTTAGTTTCTAACCATTTATATTTAGGACTATATTCCATATTATTAGCTTCGTCCTTAACTACCATTTGTTTCCAAATAGCTAATGGTTCATATTCTTTAGTAATAGGATTAAGTACATGATTCTCGTTATACCATTTATCAAATACTACTTTACCCATTTTGTTCATAGCTACATACATAGCTTCGTAATATACAGTATTGATATAACTTATATGCTCATCTAACCACTTTTGAGCTTGTTCTTCATTTGGCTTAACTCTACCAACAGCTGCGGCAAACATTTGCTCTTGATGTTTCTTTAAGTTAGCTATTTGCACTTCTGTAAACTTAGTACCATCAATAACACCTGTTTCATCATACTTACCGTATGCCATAGTACGAACAAAACTATCAAAAGGATTGCCAGCACGAGTATCCATATAAGCCTTCTTTAACTCATCTAAGAACTCACCTTTTAACTTATAGTCGGTATTAGCTTTAAGCCATTCAGCTGATTCTCGATAAGTTTCAGATGTTTCAGGGTATTGAAGTCCTTCAATAGCTTGTTTATAACGAATAGTAAAAGAATCCTTAGGTCTGTTCTCTTTATACTTATTATTAAGTTGACGACGAGACAATAGATAATTATTAACTGCATTAGCTTCATAATAATTCTCTTTGTAATTACCGTCAACATCAATAACAGCACGCATTTCAGTAAGTTCACTTTGAATCTCGTTAAGACGTCTTTCATTTTGAACAGTAAGAGTACTATAATCATTGTCAATCATTGTACTTAATATATCTCCTTCTTCATGCAATAGCTTCATTAACTTAACATAAGTTTCAGGGTATTTATTAAGTAACTGATTTGTATTGTAGTACTCTTGATACATCTCTTTGACGTATTCACGCTCTACGTTATCTATTAAGAACTTCTCTAGTTCATCTTTAGCTTTCTTATATATTAAACCGTCCCGACCATTTGGGTCTTCGATTTGTGCCAGCTTTACAGCCTCTTTCAGCGACCTTAATTTATCAGTGAACGTTTCATTATACGGCAGCAAAAGATTGCCATTTTCGTCCAGTATATCGTTCAGAGACACGTCTATACCGTTGTTTTTTGCGTCCTCAATGATAGCCGATATTGCCGAAGTAAACGCTATCTTTTTGTCTCTAGCTTCTATTTCACTAGCTCTTAACTGATTCATCATTTGTTTAAGAACTATTTGAACTATTGGTATATGTGTTTCTTGACTATCAGCTAACCAAAACTGGAAGAAGTTTTCATCTTCAAATGCTTCTGTAATACTAAGTATATTAGATTGTACACGTGGGTCACTAGAAAGAGTAGTAATATAACTATCGAAGTACATCTTAGTACTACGTTTAACTACATTATCCAAATCTTTAATACGTTTGAACTTATCCTTAATCTGTTTAAGCATATCATTAGTTCTACGTAGACCTTCTATCTCTTCTTCTGTTTCACTTACACTATGAGCTTCGTCAATATCGTACGGTTGAATAGCTTCAATAATAGCGTAATCTTCTACGAATCTATTAATATCATCTAAGAACATTTCATAACGAGTACGTAATGTTTCATCTTCTAACATACGGTCGAATAACTTCTTATTAGTTATACTCCATTTCTCTTTAACTACTTTATTACCATTTTCATCTAATTCGTAAGTACCATCAGGATTAACAACATAAGTAGTATAGAAATTATGAATATCAAATAAGAAATCATCAATACGTCTATTAGTATAACCATTGATAATCTTCAATGCTTGTTCACGTAAGTTATCATTTAACTTAGTAGCTGTATTAGAACGTAAATCAATAGCTGCAAATGAACGGAAAGCATCATTAAGAGCAGCTTCTTCAACATTGGCATTACTACGTTCAACACTTTCAATAACACGAGAAATATAATCATTGATTTCTCTATCATTATCTACTAGTGCAGATTCAAGTACATCTTCGTTAATAAAATCAGATTCTGTTTGAACACGAATAATATTATTATTAGCAAATTTATCTAATCTAGCATTTTCTTTAACTACTTGAGTAATAGCATTACGTCTAGGGAATTGTAATTGAGCAATACTATTGATAGTTACTTTCTTACTATACATATAATCAGGAGTAAGACTAACAGATTTAGTAGTTACACGACCTAAGTTAGTAACAATATAAACATTACCTTCTTTTTCGTATCTAAAATATCCACCGGCTCTAAAACCTGTATTATCTACAACAGTTTGTAGAACAGGAACAAAACCAATACCATTAACATTAACATCTTCAATAGTTTGATTAATGCTAGCTTTAAGTTGAGCATAATAAGGAGATTCAGAATTATCTGACTTCTTTTTTCTAAGCTGAATTTCATTAGCTTCTAACTTAGTCATAGCGGTTTGTAGTCTCTTAGCTGCAATATCCTCATTATTACGGTCATTAATAAGTTTACGAATATTACCATAATTCATATTCGGGGCTGCAACAACATAATTAGTAATACCAACAGCTTCAAGAGATTCAATAGTATCCAGTATAGCTTGATTATCAGTAGTAGCAATAATGTATCTACGAGAAGTATCAACTTGTTGCTCCTTTATGGGGGAAGTTAAGACAGTACTATTAGGAAATGCTTCTTCTATTAATAAATTAGCACCAGCTTCAAATGCTTTAGGAAGAACTACAAATTTACGAATATCAGAGTTCATAGCAATATTAACAGAACTAATAAATGCAGGGTCATATTGATTAACAGAAACTTCTTCTAATATATCTAATGGAAGAAACATTCTATTATTATCAGGATTTACACTAACTTCTCCGATTTCATTCTGTTCTAATGGATTAGTAGGAAGCATATATACAACATCTCTATCATATACTAATTTATATAATCTTAGAGTTTTGTTATTATCATTAGTTTTAGCATAATGACGATACCTACGATTATCTTCACTACCAGTAATCATTCCACGTTCTTGTGCTTCTTTAAAACTAAGAATACCTACACCAAGTCTATTAAAAGTTATCTTATTAGATTCTTTATATTTCTTATTCTCGAATGTAAGTACATCAGGATTATTAGGATTAGTTCTAAAGAATAAATCACGTAGCTTCTCTATTGCTTTATCATCGTTGCTAGCTCTTTCATACGTTCCACTTTCACTACTATATTGAATCATACTATTAATAGCTCTATCTGCATCATTAATAATATTAGTAGCACTAGAAACTCCATTATCAGAATCAATACCAATATCTTGTCCATATAAAAGTTCAACAGGAATAATCTTACTAATTGTTCCACCTTTAAATTTATAACCTTCTACTACCATAGAATATCTTACTAAATCCATAGCAGCAAGTTTAATAAATGGATTATCATTATGCCAAGCATTACGAAACATCTGATATTGAGATTCAGTAGATATAGTACTATCAATAATAGTTATTCTATCATAACTATTACGACGACCTTTATACTCAACATTTAAATTCTTAAATAGATTATTATCAGAAGTATATCTTTGAATTAATGCCACTTTATTAGCAGGAGATAATTTCATAAATGCTTCTACGTTCTTTTCAGACATATCAGACATATCGAAACTACCTACTATATCAGTATATCCATATAATCTAGCACGAGTGTCTTGTTGACTACTAATAAGATTTAGATTATAACTAGGTATAAACTCGTTATCACTTCTAGTTATGAATCTATTAGTATTAACAAAGTTAGACTGTGCTTGACTCATGTTAATAATAAAGCTCTCTAACTGCTGAATAGTTTGAAGATTACGAATACCAAACTTACTTACTAGTTCACGGAACTGTGGTGTTTGAGTTTTGAATATCTCACTATCACGAATAATCTTTTCAGTAGCTATACAACTATACTTTAACTGATAATATAAAGAAGGATATGCAGATTCTAATTCATCCTGATTAATATCATTAATAGTATTGAAATTAGTCTTAGGATAGATAGCATCTATTAGATATTTATTACCTTCTTCTGTAACTGCTTTAAGAACAGGTTGACCTTTCTTTATACGACCAACATTATTTTCCTTAATATCATTAATACGATTAATAACATTATCAATTTCATTTGCAGATTTGCCAGCACCAAACTTATCACTAGTGATAACCATCATATTAGAATTGATTTGGTCACCTATCTCTTTGAAATATTCAAATGCTCTTAATGCTTTAATCTGATATATAAGATTATCTGTATTAGTAGAATTAACATTCTCTACATCATCTTTAAGATGTTCTCTTAGTTCAGTTACCTTTATTCCTTCTTCAAGAAGTTCATCTTCGTTAATCTCTATTCCTCTGCTCTCAAGCATTTTCTTAACATCTTTAAGACGAGTCTTTTTAGTAATACTATTAGCAGGAATACCAACAGATTTAGCTAATCTTACATACATGTCTCGTCTTAATCCAATAAGAGGATTAAATCCAGTTTCTCCAAATACATTATCGTTAGCATTTTGTCTAGCGATAAGTTCAGTTATTACTGGCTGATTAATAAATAGAATAGATGTTTCATAATTAGCACCACAATCTACAATAGATTTATATACATCAAAAGTATATAAATCTACATTAGGAACACCGCCTTCTTTTACACCATCAAGAATAAGAGCAGTAGTTTCAGAAGAATAAGGAGTAATCAAACGATTATCTATATTAAGATTATCGTAACTCCAACCTAATTGATTATGGTCTACTGTTACTTCTTTACCTTTTCTAGTTACATCTCTAAAACGTTTTCTTAGTTTATTTTGTGCGTCTTTTGCTTCTTTCTCTGTGTTATATGTATAAGTAAACCTAAAACCACCGTGTGCACCGTCAATAATAGTTTTAGCTTTGTTACTAATAGAGGCGAAGTTGTCACGATTAACAGAAATAGCTTTAAGACGCGCACCGGACATATTAGCATCACGATACCAATTTTGAGCAATTACTGAATTAATATTACGATAAGTCTCTGATAAACCTTCAAAGATATTAGCTTTTGCGGCTTTAATATCTTCAAAGTTACTAGAAGATAAGTTCTCACCAATAGATACTGGTAGATTCATTATATTAATAAACGTATCTACTATCTTATTGTTACGAGCATCACGAGTATTCTGTTGAGCTACTGTTAGTTTACTAAATTCTTCTTTAGAATAAAGTCCGCCTTGTTCAGCATACTTAGTAATAGCTGATTCATACGCTTCTGCATAACTAAGTCCTTCTTGACTTAAATCTATTGCAATATCTCTAGCATCTTGAATATTCTCTTTACTTAAATTATTAAATAGATAATTATTATATCTTCTGTTTACTGCCGCATCATCTTCTCCTTCTATATATTCAACTTTTTGCGGTTTACCATTCTTATCGAATGTAGCAGTATGATAAATACCATATATACTATCAATATCAAAGTCAGCACCAGTTTGTAATACCCATTCATCAGGAACAACAATAGTAGAACCTTGAGATTCATCTAGTAAACCTACAACTTTCATTACTGCTACTGATTGTTTACCTTCTGTTGGAATACGATAACCAATCATAGTATCAAGTCCAGCAGCTTGTAAATCTTCAAGAGTAACTTCTTTAACTAGATTACCTTCTGAATCATAAGTATTATAAGCTTTTACCATCCATTTAGGTAATAGTATCTCTACTATTTGACTACCATCTTTATGATATGTTAGTTTACGACCAAGAGAATAACCTTGTTTCTCTTCTACTCTCGATTGCATTAAGTCTCTTAAATCACTACGACCTGATAGTTCGGTCATACCAATATCTGAAACTTGACTAGCATGAAATCCTGGAAGTACTTGTCGAGTAACACGATTAGTAAATATACTATTTACAATATTTTCTATCTTGCTACGAACTAGATTAGTCCAAGCAGGCATATAAGGCAATCCAGTTTCAGGATTTATTTCAGCATACTTACGATAATTACTATCTAATCCTCTACGAGTTAACTCGTCTTTAATAAGAGATATGAACTTATTATTATCAATCTTAGCTTGATTACCTTCATATACTACATTACCTTTAGCATCAATCTCTACACCAATACGAGAAGCAGCATCTTTGAAACTATCTTGAATATTAGCAGTAAAGTTATCAAAGAAATCTTTAATAAGAGACTGACCTTCGGGAGTATTACCAATATTATCTATTAGCTTCTTAACAATCTGCAATCCTGCTTTATTCTCACCATCCATGTGTTGAGGAATATCTTGTTGGGTATAAAGATTAGAATACCAACCAGTTTTATACTTAGTTTGAACATCCAAGTTAAACTGTTTCAACTTCTCTTTAGAGGGGAATTTCCCATGAGAATCCCAAAACTCTAGTACTCTGTTAGTAGTAGCTTTTTCAGTAGTAGTAAAGTTAACCTGACCGATATTATTATCAGTCATATATTTAGCCAAAGCACCAAGTTCACTATTACCTAAGAATCTAGGTATGAGTACAAACTCTGCATTTTTAATCTGAATAGGATTAGCTAACTTAGCGTCATTATCTATTTCCAAATCATAATAGAAGTTCTTCTGAACTTGTATCTTTTTAGATAACTCTCCTAGCTTAACATTATCAATAGGTTTAGTTTCATCATAAAGAGCTTCGATTAAATCTTTATAACTATCATATTCTCCGCGTAGATACATTCTACGAACAAATTCATCAAGAGTAATAAATGATTGAGCATCTGTTACTTCTGACTTATCTTTAGAGAACTGTTTAAGTATAAAAGCTCTAGTTTCTTTAGATACATTAGCTATATCTAATTGCTTCTTTAAATCATCGAGAACTTTACCGCTACTTTGAACATCTTCAAGAGTAATATATTTGAAACTACTATCTATACTAATAGTCTTATTAGGAGCTACTGTTATATCTCCCAAATGCTTTTGTACATTATATAAATCATATCCTGCATAAGCTAATCCTCCGGCTTGATATTCTTTGTTACGTTTAATAGTATCACGAGAATCTTTATAATATGCTTCATCTCCGAAGAACATATCATTTAGATTATTATATTGAATCTCATAGTTAAGAACCATTTCTGCAATAAAAGCATTAAATGATTCTTGACTAGCGTTCTTATACTTGTCTACAAACTCTTTATTAGAACTGTATTTAGCAACAGCTTCTTGTATTCTATAATTAATATAATTATCTATATAATTATAAACTGAATTACGAAGTCCACCAGTAAGCCTAATATTATATTCTCCGTTCTCGTCTTGTATCAATGATATTTCACTATTCTTTCCCCCATAAAGGAGTGAGAATACGTTGCCTCCCTCGAATAGCCAGTTCATATCTACTCTTTTGGCTATTTCACTACTACTATATTTATAGTTGTCAATCTTATTGACTTTATCAATAAGTAAACTTCTAAACTTAAATACATTACCAGTAGGAACACCATTTGAATCAAGAATACCTTTACGATAATGATAGTTAAGTCTAGCTTCTGATTTACGTAAATCTTTAAACTCTTCTTTTATCTTAGGTTTACCGTTTTCATCAGATACGATAGTTACTACTCCATTCTCAACAGTTGTCTCAAATAAGAAGTTAATAGCTTGTGCCATTTCTGCAAGTTCTTTAGCATAAATATTAGCATAAGCTACATATATTGGATGACCATGATAAATAGAGCCGTTAGCATTAAATAGTCCAGTATAATCTAACTTATAACTATTAAATACGAAAGTCTTAGGTGCATCAGAAGGTGTTTGGGTAAAGAACTTAGATTTCTTAACTCCTTTAGCCATTTCATAGTTATCTCCGTTGTTAGCGTATTCATTTAGAGTAATAATATCCCATTCAAGAGCATTAATATCTTTATAAGACTTAGCCTTTCCTGTAACTTCATTACTAACACCATTATACAATTGTGCACCAAATTCACGATAATATTCAGTAAGTTCGTAACCACTATCAGTAAGACGAAGTAGACCAGGAATTACTTTACCATTAGATAGAGTTTTCTCAATAAGTATATTACTATACTGGTATTGAGGAATATTAGTAAACTTAACTAGATAATCACGAAGTTCAGCATTAGCAGTCGGATTATCATTATAACGATTATCGTTAATTCTTTCAAAGAACTTACTAATATAATTATTCTTTAGAATATCACTAACTAGATTATTCTCTGCATTAATACTATTAAATTCAGAATCTACTATTTGATAGTCTTTAAATTTATCAGATATACGATTAGCTATATTATTAGCATAACCGCCTTTATATTGTAGTTGAGACTTATCAAACGGAACTACTGTATATTCTTCATCATTCTTAGCTTTGCTATATTCGCCTGCATAATATATACGTTGTGCTTCATTATCTATCTTTAATATATTAGATGCATTAGCTACAACTTTATTAAATTCTAGCAAATCGTTGATAAGACTAGTGATATTAGAAAGTTGACTATCACCGAAGCTACGAATGTAGTTAACAACACCCTGCCTATTGATGCCGAAGTTATATTTATTAAAGATTGCCGCAAGCTCTTCCGAGATTTCTTGTATTTCATTTGTATTTGAATTGTTTAATGTGGATAATCTATTTTTAAGTTCTTCTAATACTGCAACATCTCCATTCATAATAGAAGGATTATGAACAAGAGAATCAAAACTATTAAGTACTTTGTTTTGCAGATTAAGTTTAGGGAAAGTATTACGATTCTTAGTCACTACATTAGAACCGTCTGCACTTTGAATTACTTCATTACGTTCCCAAATAGATTGTTTTAATTGAGTAAATATCTTATTTCTTATCTGAACATTAGCTTCATCTTCTAATAGACGAGCAGCATATTCTAAATGAGACACTTCTTTAAATCTTTCAGCAATAGTATGGAAACTTTCTACCATAGCTTCAACACTAGAGAAGTTACCATAGTTATTCAATGCTTTAAAAGAACTAGAAAATCCAGCACTTTCAGCTATACCTGAATAAGTATCGCTAGCTGTATCAGGTTTTTCATTAATAAAAGAATTGCTATTAGTTTTAGGTAAACGAGCAAACCATTCTTTTACTTCTTTACTAACATTCTTATCAATATCTTTACGTTGGTCAGCTAGTTCAGACCAATCAGCACGTAGAGAAGCAATAGTTTCAGGGTCTTCTTGACGACTATCTTGTTCACTTCCTTCTTTAGCATCGTCATTAGTTTCATAATCCTCATTAGTGTCTATGCCAAACTCTTTGCTAAGACTAATAACTTCGGGTGAATTAATAACAATATCAAATAACTCATTACGGTTATAATTACCACCATCGTAAAGATTACGAATAATAGTACCGATATAAGCCTTTTGTTCTTGTGTAAGTTTCTTATCATTCTCTTTAAGATGTCGATTAAGATAAGTAATCATAGTTAACTTTACAGCAGCTTGAGGACTTAACTCGTTACCAGCTTTATCCTTTAGGACTTCTTTCTCACCTTTACGCTTTCTATTAGCAAGAGCTTTACGAATACTTCCTTGGCTCTTTAGATAAATAGTACTAAGAATATTAATAGCATGGTCTTCCTTTGCTATATCATTACCAAATACACCGGTTCGTGAAGTACGAACATTCTGAACATAATCTTGAGTATTAATAGTCTCCCTGTTATTATATGCTATAATAGCATTAACAGTATTACTATCAATACTCTCATCGTTAAAATCTCTACCAGTCTTTTCCTTATACCATTCACGAAAACTATTGTCTTCGATAGTAGCTAAGTATTCGGTAGATTTTCTAACATCATTATTAGTAAGCGGTAATAGCTTATCTAATTTAGGATTACTAGGAATACAACTCATATACTTTATATTATTAATTAAGTAATTACTAACAGTATCAAAGATAGCATTATTATCAATACTATCAAATAAATTTATCGAATGGTGTGAATCCATACGTTCCGAAGGCTGACGGACGTTCGTAGACCCGCAATTCCTTGCGAAATTCGCATTTTATATGCATTCGTGATAGTAAGGTAGGGACACAATAAAAGTCCGGCAGATGCGCTTAAAATGGCTCATTCTAAGGCTCTCTGCCGGACTTTCGTCTCTAGGCTTATCTTACTTAGCTACATACAAAACTAAGCTCACCGGTGTCAAACAAATGGCTCACAATAGCCTTCTGACGGTTATTCAAACCTTTCACTAAACTATCGAAGTTATCGACTTGTCGATAGTTATCACTTATAGCACTATCTAAATCTAGGTCTATATCAGGAATATCAAACGCATCATCAGTAGGAACTCCTGTATCTTCTTCTGCCCTGTCGAATATATCATCGTGAACAGTACTTGTAGTACTAGCTGTATCAGATGTTTCTAATCCAATAGTAGATAACCGATTACGAACTTCGCCAAGTAATGTATTATCTATATTACCAACTTTACCTATAATCTCTACTAAAGCATCAATAATCTTAGTAAATAGATTATTAGATTCAGTTTTAGTATTAGAATCATATTTAATCCTAGCAAGTAATCTAGCAAATGTACGATTAGTAATAGCTTCAACTACAAACTCTTCAATAGCAATAGCTCTAGGTTTGCCACTATTCAAGAACTCTCCGTATTCTTTTACTAATGCTTCATCTTGATTAATGAAACTAGCAAACTTATCATATAAGTCTCCGAATGATTGTTCTATATTAGCACGTTCATCATTAAGTAGATAATGAACTCCCTCATGTATAAGAGTAAGTACTCTACGTTCAGGTTCAAGAGTATCGAATCTATTAGTAAGAGTAATAGTATTACCACCAGCAACTATTCCTGCAAATCTACCTTTTTCACCTACTATTTCAATATCAGGATTAAGAGCAATACCAGCAGATTCTAATGCCGAAACAACAGATAGTAGATTAGGATTACTAGTATTAGCTTGCGCAACTTCCATAAGAGTACCTACTTGAGGAGCACTATCTTGACTAGCAAGTGGGTCAGGAGTAGCAACAGGAGATACAACTTGTTGCTCCTCTATAGGGGAAACAGCGGCGTCAGCCGCGTTAGTACGACCAGCACTACGACTAGGATTCATAAGAGTAATATTACGATTATATACATCTCCTACATAATTAAAGTTACTAATAATATTGCCTTTACTGTCAGTAACATTACCTAAGTCTGTAACTAATACTCCGTCTTTAGCTACGAACTCTTCATAACTACTGTAACCTGTGTCCATCCATTCATCTTGAAGTATATTAGGTATCTTAGCTTGTAGTTTACCGTCTACTATTCTAAATAAATTAGATTCACCACGAATAGCTGAATTAATAACATTACGAGTAAGTGTAGCATATACTCCTTCCATCATAGTACTAAAGTTACCATGATTATTAGTAGGAACAAAACCATTAGGCATACGAGCCATAAGTCTTCTAGGTTTAGTTTCACCAGGTATAGCAAATGCTACATTTCTATCAGCAACGTTAAAGTAAATAGTAGCTCCAATCTTATTAAGAGGACGAAATGCACGACCTACAACTTCATAACCATAAAGAGCTTTTTGTTTACCTACATACTTAGATATTTCATCTAATAGTTGTTGATGTAAATCAGTATTTCCTTGCAGAGTAGCATCTACTAATGAATGGAATAACTTATCTAATCCTTCATTAAACCTCTTAGTGTATTCAGTAGCTTCTGTTTCACTATTACTCATAGTATTCTCACGACTAGTAACAGCGATAAGTCTACCTTCTGAATCTTTAATAGTCATACCAACCACACCTCTAGGAATACGACTAGCGGCAATAATACTATTAGATTTAATATCAGCAACTCCTCCATCAACTCCTACTATTAGACGATAACCGTCAGTAGCTTCACTAGTAGCTACATCTCCGAACTTACGATATATAGGATTACCTTGTTTATCTCTAGCATAAATAACACTACCTGAACTTGTACGACCAACAACCAAACGTTTCTTTTTAGACTTAGTATTACTAATAGAGGACTTTAAGTTATTAATGTCAGTATAAGACTTCTTGAGTTTATTCATCCAATTAGTCAACGATTCGTTAACAATGGCACTAAAGTTAGACTGATTAACATTAAGAGCATTATTAAAGAATATGATATTATTAAGATGTCTAATCCTATCTAATAGATTGGTTTGAGTATCACCAAACAAACTAGTTAGATTCTTCCAATAAACATTCTCTTGTAGAGCATTAAGTTGATGTCCGAATGTTCCTTCAACTTCGGGATTATTACGAACACGATATAAACGACGTATATTATTAAGTAATTGTACAAACTCTTTGGCAGCAGGTTCTTCGCTAGCAATAATAGATTGAAGTCGAGTTATAAAATCTATACTATCATTTTTAACAGTATATCTCCAACCTTGATTCATAACTTCAACATTACCATTATTATAACCAATCTTAGGGAACTCACCTATCTTAATTCCACGAGACTTAACAATAAGATTACCGTTTTCATCTAGTTCTACACTTACTGTATCATTAGTCTTTAATTGACCGATACGAGAATAAACTTTACTATCATTTAAATTAACTAGATTAAAGAAATAACCATTGTCTTTACTATTCTGTTTATCTTCTGCAACAGCTTTATCTAAAGTCTTACTTGCTTCTTGTATAATATCAGAAGGAGTTTTAATCTCTTCATCAACATTAACTATCTTACCGTCTACTATTTGACGATTAGCTAGAATCTTAATATCATTATACAAACTAACAGCTCTAGGATTTAATTGTTGTAAATAAACCATCATATCATTAAGACTAGTAAATGTCTTACCTTCTATCTGATTACCTTGTATTTGATTATATAAATCTATAATTAAATTTATCTCTTCTATACGTTGACGTTGACCTTCTAAGTCATTATCAGATATAGCTGATTCAAGAACATTAGTATCAGTAGGAGCAGATTCATCAGATTTACTAGTATCTACGTAAGTAACATCTCCGATAGCAATAGCAGCATTTAATTCATCAATAGTAACATCAGCAATAATATTACCTTTAGCATCCATTCCGTCAATACTAACATTGCCAAATTTACTAACACGTACGTCTATTGCACTTACTTTAACTGGTTTTCTACTAACATCTCCTAAACTAGCAAAAGGCTTTACTATTGTAAATTCTAAGTTATTAATATTAGCTTTATTTACAACACCTGAACTAGCTTTAGATACTACTTTATCTAATGTCTCTTTTAGCTTCTTTTCTTTAGCAGTCTTTGGTTTAGGTTTTGGAATAGGCTTAACCTCTGGTTCTTCTTGCCTCGTCGCTTCGCTCCTCGCTTCCCCCGTAGAGGGGTCTTGTTGCTGATTATTCCCATTCTGTTGCTGTGCCTGACTTTGTGCAGCAAGACTATTTCTTCTCTTAGTAATAGCTTCTCTTAAAGACGCTATATCTTTCTTACCATTTTCTGAATTAGATAGAATACTAACAGCATTAGATAAACTCTTATTACTAGTATCTTGAGATTCTTCTTCTGTAAACGCATTATCTAGTGCTTTATCTAACTTAGCAAGTTCTTCTTCGGTAGCTACATTAACAAAATCATTAAGATTCTTCTTTGCAGACTTAACTAATTTCTTAGCAGCTTCCTCGAACTCTTTCTTACGAGTATCTTCAAACTCTTTAGCCTGCTCATTAGTAGTAATAATATTATAACGATAATTATCTCTACGAATTTCATCAAGAAGTATCTGTCCCATATTATCCATATACTCTGAATTAATAGCACGAACTTGTTTAGATAAACTTCCTAGACTAAAGTCTTTACCTGCTTGTTTAAACAGAGCTACATCATTTTCATCTAATTCATCTATCTGTTTCTTAATAAGTGCGTTTTGTTCTTGACTACCTTCTATTCCAAGAGCTATATTTTCTATACTACGAACATTATCTAAGAATAAACTTTCCATAGGACTTAAACCTCTACGTAAGTCATTAACTTTAGATTCTATTATCCTAGATATATCTAAGTATTGACTAGCTTGTGCTTTATCCAAAGGATTATTACTATTCTTTAGACTATTATAAGTAGACATTACTTCGCGACGATACTGCTCTAATATACCTAACTGCATACGATTCTTAGCCATTGGGTCAAGAATCTCATTAATAGCGGGAATAGTATTCTCTAATTGAGATTGAATAGTATTAAGTCTTTCTACTCGTTTATTTAGTAAGTCAGCTTCTTGTGCATTAATTATATTTTCTGATATAGCTACATCTAATAGAGCATCATCTATATTAGCACTACGCAATGCACTAGAATAGTTAACATATCTATTAAGAACAGTACGCATAGTTTTCTTTATAGATTGAGTATCTCTATCATATTCTGCTTCATCAGCAAGACCTGCATCTACTAGCTTTTTCTTTAGTCTAGGGTCTTCAATATAATCTTCGAGTAACTCATAGTTACCGGAACGAATAGCATTTAAAGTAAGAGTAGTTGTGAACTTCTCTTTAGCAGCAGCACGTAAATCTTCTTGTTCTTCGGGACTAACTTTACTATAACGAGTAGTACCTACTGTTGGGTCTTGACTAATAGTTCCATCATCAAGATAAGTAATAGGATTACCTTTAGCATCACGTTCTATCTGAAACGGATTCTCACCATTTTCGATAATCTTCATCTGACGAGCATATTCATTGAATACTTGTTCACGACCATTGATTTCAGCAATACGTTGTTTCTCTTCTACATTACCACCTTTACGATTATTAATAGCTGACATAGCACCACCAAAAGTAATACCTCCAATAACTCCCCATAATGCAGCATTGTATAGTTGAGGATTCTGTAAGTACTTTTCTATTCTATCCATAGATACAGCACCATTGTATTGTTCAGCTTGACCTAACAAATAACGACCGTATAAAGTACCTTCTTCTTGACCTACAAAGTTAATAGCTTCTTCAATACCTTCTGTTAATTCAGATAATAGTAGATTCTCACTAGAATTAACAAAGCGATTTATTTTACCTGCAAAATCTTTAATAGTACCTTTTGCCGCTTGACCTAAAGTTTGACTAGCAGATTCAACACCAGTAGAAGCTATTCTATCAAGAGCTTGATTTTGTGAATAACGAATACGAGGAGTAATAGCACGATTAACTTGACCTAATGCTTTATTAACTGCACGTAATTGCATATAGTCGAAGAATACATTACCTGCATTATATCCAAAGTTTCGCATAGCTGCTTTATCTGCAACTATAAGAGCGGCTTCTTCTTTAGTTCTTTCTTTAGCTTCATTAGCAATATCAGGATTATTATCTAACCAAGTTTGAAATTCTTCATCAGACATTCCTGTAAATAACGACAATGCTTCTCCTTCTATTTGTTCCGCAACTCCACGAGCTTCTTGATAGTTCTCACCAAGACGCATACCAATAGCAGTAATACCATCTTTAGCGATAAGTTTTAACTTATTAGCACGATACACATTATCTAATTTAGTAGCTTTCTTAGCCCAATTCATTGCACGACTTACTTTAGAACTATTACGTCCTAATGCTGCAACACCTTTACCAACAGCTCCAACTCCTTTAGTTAATAAAGTACCAGGAATCATTAAAGATAGAGAGCTAGCAATACTTGGAACTTGACTAAAGAACCAACCTGAAAAGTCATTCATATCAAATGCTTTATCAGGATTCTCACGATATATAGGAAATAAATCATCACGAACATAGTCAGATATAGCATCACCTGCTCTAGTAATAGGATTACTAAACGGTTTATCATCCCATAATCCAGCAGTAGCTAAATCTACTAACATACCCATACCACCAACGGTGTCTCCTATAACTGTTCCAATAGTTTGACCTAAAGCATTACCTGCTTGTTTCCAAGCTGATTGATTCTTAGCACGAAGAGTTTCTAATTCTTCTCTACTTTGATAACGATTAGGTTCAGCACCATACTTAGCTAAAGAATGATAATCTTCCTCTGTTCCAGTAAAGACTTCTTTACCACTAAGATTACGAAACATGAAGTCGCCTTGCGCAGCTACATCAGGTTTGTATTTAGTAACAGTAGGAGCTTCTTTAGCCATATTAACAGAATTAGCCCCACTGTCTAGTGGAGCTTTTTCTACTGATATATCATCAAATATATTTGGCATAACTTAGTTCATTAAATCGTTCATTTGATTAAGTATCACTTGACTAGGGGATTCACCAGTAAGTCCTGAATACATTCTATTAAAGAACTGGAATACTTGTCTCTTAGTATCAATATCTAGTTCTCTAAGATTACCAGTAGCACCTGCCATAATCATAGCCTTCTGCATGAGAGGACGAGCAATAACCTGCTGCTCCTCTATGGGGGAATTTGCAATAGAACCATTCCTTGCACTAATAAGATTTATATCCTCTTTAACAGGAGCAAGAATAGCATTAGCTTGATTATTCTGAAACATACGTTGAAATAACTCACCTTCTGTAATCTTAATTACCGGTTCATCATTAGCGTCTAATATCTGATAAAAACTACCACCATCGGTAACAGCAGAATATGTTCCATCTCCAAATTCAGCATCGGATAAACGATAATTCCTTTTAAGTGCGTTATTATACTTAATAGAATTAAGAGTATCCATTGCTTTAACAGCAGGTAGAGATTTGAATCTTTCTATCTCATCATTAAGAATAGCACCTGTAATCATATAATCTCCAGCTACTGCATTTTGTATTCTCTCTTCCATTTCAGAATCAGGATTCTTAGCACTATTCTTTCCAGTCTTAGGAGTATAAGGAATATTTAAGAATACTCCGTATTCCCCCGTAGAAGAGGATGAGCACCAGCCATTATTAATGTTTTTCTTCTTAACTTGTGCTTGAATAGTTTGCATAATAGCATCACGTTCTCTACTATCTTCAACAGGTTCAAGAACTCCTTCGGCATTACGTTTTTTAATAACAATACTCCCAGGATTAGCAATACTAATCATATTCATTACTCTTTCATTGTAGTTCTTTAATTGGTCGTCTTCAAATCCTTGACCGGTAGCAACTATATGAGGAGGTAAATCAAATACATTAACATCAACATAAGTAGATGGTAATGATTCAGATATACGTTCAGTTGCAGCATTAGATATTTGTGCAGCTTTTTCATATACGTAAGCAGGAGAATCTTTAGTACTCTTAGCAGTAGTTATTTCACCTCGTCCTATTGCTCTAAAACCTGCAATACCCATAGTAGTTAAACTACCATATACTTTATTTCCATAGAAAACTTCATCGTTTCTAGTAAATTTTTCAGGAGCATTATTACCAGTAGTAAATCCTACGGGACTAAGTTTAAGAACATCTGCTATTTCAGGAGCTAAACGAATATAAGCGTCTTTACTAATACGAATATATTCTTTATCTCCTATTTTACTAAATGACACATCTTTACTAGTCAGTCCCATATCTGTTCTAAGTTTAGATATAATAACGGCTTTACTACTATCGTTAATAGGATTAACTAGAACTGTATCGAAACTATTGCCTTTAGAATCAGTAAATAACTTATTCATTCTATTAGCATATTCTAGTTGCATAGGATTATTAGTATCTGCCATATCTCCGTTACTTAATCTCTTACCTAAGAACTCCGAAGCATATTGTTCTTCTTGTGTAAGATGTCCTTTCATTGCATCTAAACGATTATTAGCATTAGCTATTCCTCTATAATAAGTATTAGCTTCATCTAATAATTGTTTCTTAGCAGCATCGGATAAAGTAACATTATTAGCAATACCTGAACGCAGTTTACTATATGCTTCATCTAAAGGAAGAGATTTAGATATTCCATAAGAAGAAAACATATTAGATAACTGACCATTAAAAGTATTTAATTGAGATTGTACTTTAGCAGGAGTATCGGGTTCTACTTTTTCTTTACCACCAATAGTAGCTAAAGAAGGAAGTAAATCAGGTTCTTTACCAGTCTTAGGTTTAGCAGAATTTTTACGAGAAGCAGCTAATAGATTAAATCCTAATTCAGGATTAATTCTACTTTCAACTCTACGATAAGCAGAAGCAGCATATCTAGGAGCAAATAGATTCTCTTCAAATTCTCTTTGTGACATAATAGTTCCGTCAGGTTTAGTAACAAGATTGTTCTTATTACCTTTATTAGCTTTCCAAACATTTACTTTATAGTCTTGTTCAAGAGAAGCACGAGCACCAGGAGTTTCATTTAATGCGGCTTCAAATGCAGCACGTATCTTCTCCTTAGATAACTGTTGAATACCACTGGAAGTTTTAAGATAAGGAACATCGCCAGCAGCAATATTTCCTTGACCTTCTTTAAGATTACCTTCTGCATCACCCCATACTAACTGTTCACCTGAACTAGAATCAACACCAACAGTAGACAATACTTTCTGATATAAAGTATTATAATCTATTTGTTCAACAGGACGATAATTAGGTTTAAATTGATTACCGCCTATTACTCTACCTGTTTCATCTATTTGGTCTTGATAATTATATTTGTTCTGTTCCAATGTATAAGCCTTAACATCTCCATCATAAGCATCACTATTAGTAACTTCGTCTTGAAACTTTTTAAACTCTTGTTGATAACGCTCACGACCAATAAGTCCTGGATTACTAGCAACTTCTCCGGCTAATCTTCTTGCAGTAGTTAATGCAGTAGCATAACTACCTTCTTGAGCACTTTCTTCTATTTGAGCATTAACATCTCTCGAATATTTATCGAGCCACTCATTTTCAGCTTCGTTTAATTGCTTATTAGCAAGAAACGTTTTAATCTGATTACTAGTTTCAATAGCAGTATCATGTTTCTGTTGTAGAGTATTTAACGTACTATTGTAAACATCTAAAGGAGCGGCAACCCGCTCCCTCTTCTGATAACCAGCTGTTCTAATATCTATCGGCATAGTTATATTATTTATAGTTAAGCAATCTTTTTCTTACCACCACATCTGAATAAAGTACTTCGTACATTACCTAGTCTACCTTTATTCTTTTCCATTAGTTTTAAGAACAATTCTATTTGTTCAGGATTAGCACTCATCATAGCAGCAATAGCATTTTCTTCTGAACGTTTCTTATCTACACCTAATTGATAATCTCTAACTGCACTAGTAACACCTTCAATCATTTGTGTACGATTATTAGCAGCAGCTTGAACTTTATCATTAGCTGTTTGAATAGTAGATAAAGAATTAAATCTGTTAGTTTCATTTACTTGTTGAGCATTTGCAGCACCAACTTGTTGACGATTCATAGAATCTTGATTATAAAGCTGCGTTTCAACATTTTCTTTATGTGAACGTAACTTGTTTCTTTCAGATAAAGAACGATAAGAATTGCTTTGTATTCTAGCTAAAGCAGCAGCAGAACTTCCTGTATTACCTCTTATTAATCTATTAATCCTTAATTCGTTCTCTCTATTTTCAGATAATTCAGGATTAATATTAATATTAGTTTTTAGCTTAGCAGGAGTTACTAATTGAGGAGCAGGAACTTGTGGAGCAGAAGTTTTATCTATACTTCCTTTATTAAGTAATCCGCTAATTAAAGTTCCGAAAGCTCCAATTCCTGAACTAATAGCTTCTCCTTTATCTATTCCTTTAAATAGATTAAAACCTTTACTTCCATTATTAGAAGATAAATTCATAGGCTTAATACTAGAAGCACTAGGATTAATAATCTTTGCCCCAGCAGTAATTCCAGCAGAAGGAACATTTTGATTAAGAGCTAACAATCTACGATTAGCACCAGTCAAACTTCCAAAAATTCCTAATGTAGCTTTCTTATTTTTCAATTCAGGATATTTCTTATATACTTTAGCTTTTACATCAGAGCGACCATGTAAACCTGCTAATCTAAGAGCATCACGAGCATCGGCTTTAGTTGGAATCGGATAACTACGACCACCGCCTGCAAAGTCTTTAGACTTAACACTAGGATAAGGTTTCTTATCTGAACCGTAATCTTTCTTACGAGATAATCCTCCTAACTTTTTCTTACCAGTTATTGTTCTCATATTTCTTTTCTTTTTAGTACCGTCATCATTAAGATTATTTCTATCTTTAAATCTTTCTTGAGCATCAAATACTTTAGAAGGTTTAGCACCTTTCTGAACTAATTCAGCTGGACTATTACCATTAAGTATTGGTTGAGCACTGAATACTCTAAGTTGTTTAGGAGTAATTTGGACTACTTCATCTCCTTCGGCTTCAATACTGTTCTTACCTTTACCAATAACAATACCGCCAGTATTATGTTTACGTCCTTTAAGAAGAAATGAATCTTTCTTAATAGGAATAGCAGTACCACCTTCGGCAACTAAAGGAACTACCCCTTTACGGGGGATATTTCCACCATTTCTCATTATAAGTTCGTCACCAATAGTTCTAAAGTTTTTCCTGTTATTATTAAGAACTTCACTTAATATAGGAGCTTGTTGCTGTGCAGCAGAAAATTCAGCTTGCTTTTGGGCTATTTCTTCCTGTTGCTTTTGGGCTTTCTTTTGTTGGGATTTACCAATTAGATTACCGGCAACACTAGCACCAACAGAAATCAAAGCACCTATAAATGCTTTAGGTCTTTCATTTAACTTTTTTGCTTTCATTATTCACGATATTTATTAACAAATAATTCTATATTACTAAGTAATACTTTAGAATCGGTTTGATTAATAATAAATCTAACTGTTATAAACTTACCATTAATTAAACTATTTGCATTAGAATATTCCTTATTTGATATTATTAAATCTTCTTCTCCGTCTTTAATATCAACTAAGTATTTTCCAGTAATTCTATCAACAGGATATGTATCAATAACACTTTGAATTAGATTTCTAAAGTAATTATAGTTCCATTGTCCTTGTTCATAGTACGGCTTCTTATGATTATATATGTTACGTTCAATCATAGAAACATCTGTTTCCTTAGATATACAACTGTTTGTAAATATAATAATTTTATCTCCACTATAATTAATATTATCTTCTTTTTTAATATTATACTTAATATAATTAAGTAATTTGATTGTATCATACTCTAAATTAAAAGTAATATCAATAATAGCTTGATTATCTCTAGTAAATATTGGATTCTTATCAATAGGAATAATAAAATTACCATAGTTAAGAAAACTATTACTATTATTAGTATCTATTTTAGCTAATATATTTGGAGAAGAATCATTAATAGCATATAGATGTTGTTTAGTATTATAATAGTTACTAGCATAATGAGTGTGCATAGAAATCCAACTATTATTTAATAAGGAATAACTAAATGTGTATATGTATTTTTCCCCCGTAAAGGAGAGGAGAATCCGTTCATTCTCTTTATCCATTCCTATATTAATATCACTGTCCTTCTCTACGAACTTATCTATTACTACTTGAATATCATTAGTAATGTCATTTAGCTCTTTCTCATCAAATCTATATAACTTTCGTTTACTTCTATCAAAGAATATATATCCGGCTTCATTACAAATAAAAGCATTATAATCTTGTAGACCTCCATATCCTCTTTCAGTAGTAAATACTTCTTGATAGTTAGTATCAAAAGCATCAGGAATATACATTTGGACATCTTTATCTTTAGTTAAAAGAGTACTATCTCTATTAAACAAAAACATTGAATGTTCACAATGAGCAATTAAGTAAAGCCCTATTCCTACAATATTAGTAATAGCTCCTTTGTTTTCTGCAATAACCTTATAAGCACTAGGAGAAAAGTTTCTCCAAGCATTTACATCTGATTCAGATTGTATAACATCGCTTCGTCTTATATAAGTATCATATACAGGAATATTTTGTGAAAGAGCATTTGGGTCATAAGCTATAAGAACACTCTTTAAATAATCTGTAAACATTTCAGGTATCTTATATAAATTATAAGCACTGGCGGGGTCTAATTGAATATTTTCTATATTCTGTGCACCTTCAGGAGTATTATAAGTATATACGACACTTGCAGGAATTGCTTCGTAATCTCTTTGATAACGTCTATACTTAAAAGATTTATAATATCTTATTTGATTAACGTGTAAAACATCACGAGGAGTATTTTCAGACGCTTCTCCACTAGCACGACTTCGATTAAAGTATTGACGACCGCTAATACTAGGATTATAATTAGGACACCAATTACCGCCAAATACAACTCCTTTACGGTCATATACTAATGTTAAACCAAACCCTATTTCACCAGTAACATTATAGTTTTCAGTAGTAGTACCATAAGTATTTGATTTAGGACTAGTCTTAAAATCAACATATTTAGTTTTTCCTAATCTAATAAGGTTATCAGGTTTAGTATCAAAATAAATATCTTGACTAACACTTAACATTTTTACAACTGGAACAGATTTATAAATATCTTTGTTATTGTTATATTGGTCAGGTCTTAATCCAATAGTAAAATAGAAAGTAGGTATACTTTGATTTACAATATAATATATTCCTGCTAATCCATTTTGTAATTCAGTATTTACACCAATAGGAATATTATGAATAGCTCTATCAGTTTTAGAATCACCAGTAGTATAATTATATTTTCCATTCCATTGATTAGAACCATCTCCCCATAATATATGTTGAGACACATCTCTATAATCTCCCCATATACTACCTTTTGCAAGATTCTGTATTTTAAATTCTATATAATGAAGATATACTGCAATATTGCAACGTTTAGCATTTTTAGTTACTAACATATCATCAGAATAGAATTGTAGTACATCTCCTTTATAATATTCTTGAATATTACCATATTGTTGTTGACTGTTATTAGCAAGATTTCCAACATCTTCTCTATGTCTGTCTATTATTCCTTCTGCAACAACAATACTTTCTATCTTTTGATAACTTATAAAATAACCTATAAAATCTTCATACATTTCAATTCCTTCAAAGAAGAAATTGCCTTTAACATAATAAGGAGTTCTGAATAATTTATTTCCTCTGTTATTAATATAAGTAGCACAATATGTCTTACGTGTTACACTATTAACATTAAATATTGGGTCAAGATTAACATAATAATAATCTATTTGTTCTGCTTCTGCCATTGCTATGAGACTTAAAGTATGCTTAGCAACATTATCAGTATAATCTGTATACTTAGGATTATTTCTAGCATCTTCAATCATCTGCTTAACTTCTGATACTTTAGTATATATAGTTATATCTCCATATATAATTTCAGGAACTTGATTAGTAGGGGTATAACTCCCTAGTTTTATCTTATATATTTTTAGATTTCTATCAGAATCATATCCGTCTCTATTTTCAATTAATATTCCTTCTGTATTACTTCCGTCTTTACGAACATAATGTATAAAGAAACGATATACTTCACTTTCAACAGGAAGAGACTTTCCTCCATATATATCATTTTCTCTATCATCGTAGTCATAAACTCCTACTTTTATATTACTTGTATCAATATAATCTAGCTTATTTCCAGTAGTCGATTCTTTGAAATTAGCAACATATAAACGATTACCATAATTACATAAAGTCTTAGCATTATATATACCAAAACTTCCCATTCCTGACAATATAGAATCTGTATCTATTGTTGTTTTATCGCTAGAATTTGTATTAATAGTATATGTTACTATTCCTTCGTCTAATTCAGCAGGAGGAAAAGCAATACCTTCTGAACCACCATCATAAGTACATATATAACAAATTTGATAATACTTGAAAACTCTACGTAATCTAGTACTATCTATCTGAATATCTAATTGAATAGCTTTCTCAACTAATTCAGTTTTCTCAACTCCTTCGCCTTCAAGAAAATAAGTAGGTATAAAATTCTCTGTTTTCCATGCTGACATTTGAACAGTTATAGAAGATATTTTCTTATTAGTTATATTATTGGTAATATTATATATACCACCTAAATCTATCCAACGACTAAAATCACTATTGTTAATACCAAATCTAATATAGAAAACATAAGTCCCTCTTTTAATAGCATTTCCTTGAATAATGGATTCTTTTAATATAGTAGGAACTGGAATAGCTGTATCTAAAGTATAAGCATCTTCATTCTCTACCATTGCATCATCAAGATTAATAATCTTGAGTGGAACGATATTATCAGTATTTCTTTCACTTATTGCAATTATAAGATTCTTTAAAATATTATAAGTATAAGTTCCAAATACTTCTCCACCTGCCCATTTCCATACTGATTCTACTTTAGTTAGTTCGCTAGTACTTTCATCATAACGATATATTTCGTTTTTATCAGTAAATATAACTATTTCAGTAGCACAAGGAATAGCTCCAACTATTTTAGTATCATTGGGAAATTCAACAACAGTTTCAAAAGAGTTTTCATTTTGTATAGAATGTCCATCTTTAGAAACAATTATATTAACCGAATGAGTAATAGAACCATTTTTAATAGATTCTATTGCATCACTTTTATTTAATTCTTTAATTATCTCCATTAGTCTCTTGGTCTAAATGTTGAATTATAAAAGAATGATGCCCAGCCTTTATAAGCATTAGCATCTTGATTTTCATTAATAACAGAAGCTCTAGCTCTGTCACGAGAATCTCTCCATAACAAATATGGATTGACTGGCATAGCACCTTGTAGAGAATAGACTTGATGTTTAAGTCCTCTACTTAGTAGCTTCCACATACAGAACCATTCAAGTGCTTCAATAAGTTTACCGTTATTAGGAATAACAGGTATATTACAATGAAACGTATCACTATATACAGTCTTAACTGTAAGATAGGATACGGTAACAATATCTGCATCAAAGTTTAATTGGATTGCATTAGCATTTCGAAGATATACATAATTCTTTCCTTCGTAACCTTCGGGGTCAATCTCAACAGTACGCTTACTTTCACGTTCTCTAGCTCTTTCTCTATCTTGAACGAAATGTTCGGTAGTACCGGAAGAGCAAGAGCATTTACCTTTCTTTAAGGGGGAAATTTCGCAACCCTCAACATAAACTTTAAAAGCGTTCATACAACATGGGAAATAAGCAACTCTATCAACAACATCAATAGTAGTTTCTTTTTCTTCATATTGAAGAATACCCATCTCATTCATAGCATCTATACACCAAGCACCAACTCTAGGTATATAATCACTACTCATGATATTAAAATCATTGTCCAGTCTTGCTATAATAGTTTCGACGGAAGATAGTTCTTTGTTCATTATTTCTAATATATTTAATAGTATAACTTGAATCAAATTCCCTAATAAGAGAAAGACGATTATTAATGTCAGTATCAAGATTAATTATATCTTCTACACTATTACATTTTGCTAATAATGCAGAATTACTAACTGTCATGTGAGTATTCTTTCCGTGGAATTTAAACATAGTTCTATTCTTAACAGCACCATCAATCATAATAACTCTACAATAAAACTCTTTGTCTGATAATTCTACGTACTTAATACCTTCGTATTTCTCTCCTCTCTGTAATGCTTTAATATGTTCTTCTCTATTATAAGGAGTAAGTCCTTGAATAAGAAGTTTTCTTTTATTAAGTTCAGTCTTTTGGTAATCTATATGATGCTTATGAACTATTACTTTACCGTCAGCAGTAACATGAGACTTGCCTGATTTAATTCTTTCAATAATAAGAGAACCAATCTTCTTTTCAAACTTATAAATCTTTCCTCTCAACACTTGTCTTGATACTTCTCCAAAGAAGAGTTTACAGTATTCTTTATATTGGTCAGAAGTTATTAGTTTACGCTTCTTAGTTCTTTCTAATTTAAGTTCACACTCATGTATTCTACGCAATACTCTAAAGTATTGTTTCAAAGTACGATAAAGATTACCATAGTTTAGTTGCTTAATAGTATTGAATCTAACATACTTAGCATCTATTGCATTTTCCATTTTTTGAGTTATATCTAACTCATCAGTATTCCATTCCCAATAGTTATAAACACATACATCAAATATAGCTTCAACAGCATTTCTATTTTGTTCAATAGAGTATTTAACTTTATATAGCAAGGATTTATATCTGACTATCTTTTGAGACACAAGGTTATACTCCTCTTCAGCTGTCTCTATAAAATGTGAATACATATTACGTAGGTCATATCTTCCTCCATCATCTATATTTATCATACGTCTATTTGTTGTTGGTTTATATTATCTTTAACCGGAACTTCATTAGTAACCCTTTCAACATTAAGTAGATTACGCTTATAGATTACGTCTTTAATACGTTCTACCATATCTTCCGGAATTATAAACTCATCATCATTATCAATATTCGCTTCCATTCTCTCATTAGTTTCGATTGGAATTTCAGTAGGTATTTCAAATGGTGATTCAATAATAATATGACCTAATGGTTCAATAACTGGATTACCATTACCGTTAACATATAGATAACCGTTAATATAATCATAACTTAAACTAGTACACATTCCAGGAAGTGCTTTATAAAATTGAGCATTAGCTTCCTTAATAAATGGAATAGCCATATTATCATATCCGACAGTACGTACACTAACAAACGGAAGATTATTATCAAGACGAACTGGTCTAGGGATTCTATCTTTACTTCTCTTTACTTTGTACTTAGTACTAACAAGACTTTGGAATATATCACCATCAGGGACATTAATCAGACTTATCCTATATCGTTGCATTAATATCTTATCGACATTAGCATGACGTTCGTAAGTCTGACGTACCTGTTCATTGAACGTATGAATAACAGCACTACGAATAGTTCTTCTCGTAGTAAAGTTATTAGGCTGATGAATAGCGTGTGCTATTTCAGATACAATTTGATTTAATGAACTCATATTACTATTGTTTTTGAATTAGTATTATAACAAATATAGTTATTATATTGGTATTAACAAGACTTTTATTAATAATTTTGATTTAGCACTATTATCTAGCTTTCTATCTAGCTAACTAGTATTTGCATTGTAAACATTTTTATACACGTGACGCATTTTAAGCCCCGTGGTGGCACACAATACTATCGGATAATAGTAAGTTAAGGTTAGGCACTAAAGTCTTATAGTGAGCTTCTGTGAAAGCGTGAGACGATGGGACATAGTTTTTATTCCCCCGTAAAGAGATGTGCATGATAAAGGCTGACTATCTTTAGCCAGCCTTAACTTGTCAATCTTACTAATAGTACTTACTATGGATACTGATTAGGTTCATCATCTTCTATTATAAATTTCTTATAGTCTATCTTGAAGAAGGATAATATTGGCTTCATAACCCAGCTCCAAAAAACGAAACTAAGAATAATAGAATTAAGTACTACTTTAACATCACCTAGCTTTAATGAGAAATATATCACTCCCATTATTAAAGCACACACTAGAGTTATTACTCTCTTATTCCAAGTACTTACTACTTTCGTTCCGTTAAGTTTGTCAACTAGTTTAATTACTAGATAGGCTAGTACATTAACACAAATAACAAATGCAAAATCGAAACTAGTAACAGTAGTACGTAGAATTTCATTAAGTATATTCCCGAAGTCCATATTACAATAAGAATAATAGAGTACCTAGAATAACACTTAATAGCACACTTGCTATCTTTACATAAGACACAACCTTCACAGGAAGGATATTAGTAATCTCTTTCCATGCGAATACTATAATAGTAATAGCTATTATAGTTACAAACAACACTTTAACAAATATTCCCATAAGCATTAAGTTTTATATTACAGGTGCAAATATAAGACTTTATTTTAAAAAGAAAAGAGAGACTACTATTATTTAGTAATCTCTCTTTAGGAATATAACAGAACTTGTATTACTTTAATTCATTAAAGTATTTCCAGAGTTTATCTTCTCCGAAGTCTACATCATCAAACCAAAAGTTGATAGCGCTCTCAAATATCATATCGTCAAAGTTTCCTTTTCCGAACCATTTCTCGAACAGTTCACAGTAGTCGTGATATTGAGCATTAATAGCTACATAAACATCAGCAACTTCTACTTCATCTTCTAGTTTATCTTTGAATTTACTACAAACTTCGTGAGCTTTCTGCATATCGTATTTCTCACCGATATATTTCTTACCGTCTTTGACATGGTACATTTCATCAACAGTACGTTTAGCTTCCTGTTTATTAAAATGTTCATCACCATAATCATTATAACGTTCGTTTCCATCTACTCCAAGCATTTGCATAAGAAGCATACGTTCTTCTTCATCGTAGCCATGACTTCCATCATAACCTCGACTTTCATCATATCTATGACGTTCACCGTAACCTCTTTGTTCATCCCTGTCGTAGTTGTCGTAAGTCTTATATCCAATACGATTCATCATTCCTCTTCCACGTCCGCTACGACCGCTTCTTCCGCGACCGTCACGAGCAAGGAAATCATTAATTCGTTCGTACATTTCGTCTCTTCGAGAACGAGCACGAACATCTTGGTCTGTCTCGTATGGTACTTCTCTCATAATAATATTACTTAGTTAATAGTTGTCTGAATGTTTCCAAATCAGACTGGTTAAACATAATTCCTTTATTAATAAAAGGAATAGAAAGAGTTATGTTACCGTTAGAGATGTTACCATTACCAAGCATAGGAACATTGAAATCAAAGTTAGGTATAGATTTGATTATTTCCATCTCTTCGTCAACAATACCTTCAATATCAATTTTACCGTCTTTAGCAATAACGTTAATAAACTTATCAAAACTATCAATGTTATTAATAATTGCACGTTTAGCCAAAGGCTTAACTAACTTAATAGCCGGATTAGATTCGCCAAGAATATCTATCTGATTAATAATATAATCTTGCAGCTTTTGTTTTACTACACTTACGTCTACCATTACTTCATAGTTTTAATAAATTCATCATAAGTAAGAGAAGGATTCTTTGCACTAGCTTCTTTAAAAGCATTGAACAATTGCATCTCTCTTTGTGACATCTCGATTATACTAGTCTTTAGATTCTTAACTAACTTTAGTTGATTATCTAAAAGAGCTTTGCCTTCGGGACTATTCTCAATATTAGCTTTTACTAAATTAAGAACCTCTGCTTGAACCATTGCTTGAAGACTATTGTAATTATTTACATATTCTTCATTATTAGCAAGCATAGTTCTTTGTTCATTAGTAAGAGGTTCAATCTCTGCATCAATCAAGTCCCAAACACTTACTTTAGCAGTTTGTTGAGAACTAACTTGTTGCAAAGTTTGTTGTCCATTGGCAGCTTGTTGAATCTGTCTTTGTCTAGCTTCAATAAGTCGCTTCTGTTCTTCTAAATATTGGATTTGGTCGGTAAGACTTCCAGTATTTAATAGAGGGTCTGCTCCTCCCAGTATAACTTGATTAATAGGTAACATAACTTATTCTTTAATTGATTAGTAATATTATGTAGCAGGAGTACTAGCAGTTTGAGTAAATCCGCACGGTAGACAACCATTGGCATTTCTACCAACAAGACCTGTTGTAGTAGGCTCATTAGGTAGACAAGTAACACCATAGATAACATTACAAGTCTTTTTATCGACATAATTGATACCTGCGGTGAACGCTCTTTCGATTTCGCACTGGATAAGTTTATCCTGATAAGGACGAATAGCAGCACTAACAGCAACTTGTGTTTTAAGTTCACTAATCTCTGCTTTGAGAGAATCGTAATTATCACGGTTTCCCTTGTACAGCAAGAAGTCTGCATCAATCTGTGACTTATACAAACCGAACATTTCGCTGTCTATTACCTGGCGGTCTTGGAAGCGTTGGCTCTGTTGAGTTAAAGCCCATTGATACAAACCACCTTGCAAAGCAAGAGTATCTTCACAAGATTTACTCCATGCTTGGAAAGCAGTAGGAGCACCAGCACTTCCCATTCCTGCACCAACTACATTAATGTTTGTAGAACCGTCTCCCATAAGACCTGCACCAGTTCCGAGAACACCAGCAGAACGACGATTGCCAAATAAAGCCCAAGCTCCAAGAGCAGTACCGATAATACCAAGCGTAAGACCTGCATTAGCTTTACCGTTAACATCACGGCGACCATAACCGTCCATCCCTGTACCATTATAACCTTCGGGAACGACTTTAACTTTTTCAATTACTTGCATAATAAATAAGGTTTAGATTAATAAATTAAGAATATCTTATAGTAGCTACTATACACTCATAACAAAGGATAGTATTAGAAGTTCAGACATTAATCTATTTTAGCTATAAATAATAATTTTATTAAAAGTTAGGTATTGTATGAACAAAATAAAAGCCCTACTTGTTATAAGCAGGGCTTAGAGTTAAGTAATAAAAGCAATGTCACTCCTCTATGGGGGAATCTTCTATTACCTCATCTTCTTTAAAATTCCATTCAGGACTTGACAATAAAGTAGCAAGTGCTTCATTAGAATAAGTTTCATAAGGATATTCAATACTAATAATTTCCAATCCTTCTTCATCAGTAGTAACTGTTCTAGTTACTTTTTCAGGAAACACTTCTTTATAATGTTGGCACTTCATCAATACTTTGTCTTTACTAACATTACTACGAGGAACTAAATTAAGTTCATCAATCTTTGCTGACTTCTCTTCATCTATATCAGCAACAGGAAATACAATGTAATCAATCATAATCTTTAAATATTAAATATTAAACTTAATGTATACATAACTACTGCAATTATAGCAAGTATTATATAAACTACTTTAAGTAGTTTATAAGGCATTATTTTCATTTATTCATTTTTTATAAATATTGGGTTATTTAAATCAATTATTTCATCCTTTTCCATCAGGTTCTTTAGGAAGTTAATCTCTAGTAACGATATGGTTTTCGGATAGAGGATTAGTTTGTAGAATACCATACTGGTATATCCATTACTAAATTTAGCTACTGTAATTCCACTATCATCAGTATTCTCCCCCTTATTAATAGAAGTCCCATTAAAGCTATTGACAGTTTGCCAATTTATTCCATCAGCTATACCTTGTATAATATTATATTGACCAAAATTAAATTGCCATTTATTTCCATAATCAGCAATAAATGCACCGCCATTAGTTTTATCAGCACCCTTTAACAAAGTTGCTGCATTAGTCGGGATATTTATAATAGTTCTTTTATAAATATAAGTATAATCTGTAAGCACAGGAATATTAGCATTCTTGCTATAATCAGTTATTCCATCATAAGCTAAACCATTTTCATATTCAGGAAGAACTTCAATAGTAATATCACAATCGAAAACTACTTCACCTTCTACCATAGGAGTAATAAATATTCCTACCCAAGCATTACGAGTTAAATCTAACAATGCTTCTGTTGGAGCAAACGATTTAGCTAATTCGTGAGTACCATTACCTAGATACACTAATGTTTCTCTTGTTGCATCTTCTGTGGCTAAATATCTGTAACCAAATTTACTATTTCCTTCAAGACCTTTAATAGTAACTCTAAAAGCAGGTATTTCTTTTATATTAGTTAACGCTCCGTCTTTCTTAACATAACTAAATAATAAACCAGTACCTGCATTTTTAACCATAGTTATATGAATTGTAGTACTAGTAACATCAGAAATATAATTATATTCACTTGCAACAACTTCTAAAGTTTTACCAGCACCAAACACAACAGGGTAACCATTATACCCACTCATACCTTCGTAAGCATGATTATAATTAATTAAATCATAATCACCTACGGCTATTCCTCTCTGTTGAATAGTATCTTTATCAGCATCAGAGTTAGTCTTACCATAAGCGTCCCAATAATAAGGCGGAAGTTCTACTTTAGCTTCAATGCCTACATACTCATTCAATTCCTGTATCTTATCATCTGTTGATATTTCGTCGAAGAGCATGAAGTCATATACAGCGGCTTTACAATATGAAGCAGGGGTTTTGCTTGCTCCGATTATAACACCTCCTTTTCCTAATGGTTTATTATCACCTACAAGAGCAGTAATATTATGTGTAATATTAAGTAATTGACCACAGGTAATATTTGTATTTAATATTCCATCAATATATGTTTTCCCATCTGGATTTCTTCCAGCATAAGCTAAAATACTATCGCTATTGGAAGTCATAATAGCAAAATTGTCAGAGAAATAACCTCCTTCTTCAGAATTTCTTTGATCATATAGTATTTTATCAATAGTAGTCATTACGTTTACTTTCATAAACACCTGTTTACCACCATTAACAGTAGGAATAGTAACAAAGTCATCTACACCATCAAATTGGTATGAACCATCTTCATTAACCCCACTACCTTCTCCATAAGCCGAGTTATGAATAACTCCATGATTACTGTGACCAGATATATCGGGAATATAACCTAATATCTTATAACTAGAATTTGGAATACGTAGTAGTCTAGGTGATAGGATACATTTAGGTTCGTTGTTATCAAGAAGCCAAGCCGGGCTGACTGTCCAAGAAAATACCATTTCTTTAGCAACAGTAATTCGTCCATCAATATCATAAATATAAACACCATTATATTTTAATTGACCATTTAAAGAATAAAACCCTTTTAATAAATTTTTGTACGAATTGTATAAAATAACATCTCCAACTTTTAATTTATCCCCATAAGTATAAAAGTAAGTTTTGTCTATACTCACTAAGTTAATAATACTAGGATACGGTTGCACAATGTCCTCGAATCTGATGTACTCGTCAATAGTGATGTTTATCTTTTGAGGGGATTTAGAAGTTATATAACTATATATATTATATCCCGGATTTGACGGTCTTTTCTCAACAATTATACCTGATAATTGAGGGCTTACAACTTCTTTAAGTTCACTAGCATCATTATCAAAAGTAATTTGAAAAGCTAATTTTGCTCCGATAACAATGTAATCACCTACCTTTATTGACTTCCAAGTATTAGTACTATCTATTTGATAATATGTTATCTTATAATTAGCATTAGCTTTAATAACAGGTCTAAACTCCACCATATTAGGATAAAACGTACCCAGCTTATGCTTCTTCAACTGCCGCTCTATCAAGAACTTGGACATGCTATAAGGGAAGGACATGAGAGAGTAGATAGCTACGTTAGCAAATCGACTATCTCTATCTCTAAGTATACCTAACCAAAGTTTATCAGAGTCAAGTGCCGTACCAGCTAACAATTCTATCCCATTATAGCTATATTTAGATTGATAACTTATACCTCTAGTAAAATCAGTATTAGCAATTTTACCATTATCTTTATAGAAACTCCAAACACTTATATTATTAGGAGCACTTAAGTACTCAAATAAGAAAGCACCTTGTTTGTTTACATCTGTTGAATCTTCGGATTTAGAAGCAACTATTCCGGCTGTATTACCAATAGATATTATTTCTCTATCTATAATGAAAGTATAATCCTTGTAAATTGGCATTCCTGTAACCTTACCGAAGTCATTTATTCCGTCAAGCAACAATCCTCCTTTATAACTAGGAATAAATGTAACAGTTATTTCTCCTGCATAACTAAGATTAACATAAGATACAGCAGTTGTTGGTTCTATGCCTTCGGGATATTCAAATTCATTTAATCCACATATAGTAACTTGCGTGGGTGTATTAGCTTTTACTGGATATTCTTTTTTTATACTGTCTTTATTTCCTTCACTATTAATAAAAGATGTCGCATTAACCCAATAACAATCTTTATCAGTAATAATAGTTACTTGATATGAAGTATTATCTTTTATAATAGATTGTACTATCCAATAGCGATTAGGGGCATTAGACCTTACTTTGTAACTAAACTCATTATAAATAGTAAGTTTTTGTCTAGTTTCATCAGATATGATGGTATAATCCTTAATAGTTTCAAAAGGTTTTGCAGCAATACCGCTACCACCTTTCCAAGCTAGATTATACGTTTGTATATCTCTACTATTACCACTATAATCAACTAACTTATCATTAAAATCAGCATGATTATCATTAGTAATACCTTGCTTACCTATATTACATAATATATCAGGTTTAAGACTACGGTCAAGATTATAGTTACCAATGATAAGATTAATCTCATCTTCGGTAGCTTTACCTAATACAGCAAAAGTCCAATAGTAAGCAACAGAAGATAGTTCAATAAAACCATTTTCAACAGCATATCCTGTTACATAAAACTTAGAATTAGTAATTGGATTTGTATTAGTATTAGGACTATTATGTGCTATATAATCGGCTTTATCTCCTAATATATTATTTATTACACCAATATTTCCTTCTTCAATGTTTTCTTTATACCATCCATATATTCCAGTCTTATCTATATTACTAACTATATTTCTTCCTACAACTTTATCGACAGTTCTAAGATTATTTGTAGTAATAAAATTACTTTCATTAGTATTAATTTGATGAATCATACTAACAATAGTAAGTCCTTTAGTAACTCCCATTTCTTGAAGAGTCTTTTGACTAACAATCATATCATTTATACCATCAGTAACAAAAGCATCTTCAAAGTTTGGAATTTGAGTTATAGTTCCACTACCTTCTTCTGATGTAATACCAATAGAAAATCCACAATTTACAGGAGTTTCACCAGTATATTTAGTATTATAACTAATAGGAGTTACATATTCTTCTGATGTAATAGCCTCATTAGTATATACTCCTTCCGAAGTTATATAATTATAAAATACTTTGCTTTCTCCTTTAAGTTTAATACGAACTTTAAAAGAAGGTATATCTTTTCCAATATTTGATTTATAATATAATAAATTCCAATTAACATTGGTAACAAAATCAAAAGATTCGGAATCAACAGAAGTTATCTTACTACTTTTAGTCCAAGTAGTAAAATCTTCGCTATATTCTCCGAATCCACTATTTAATTTATATGCAGCATTTAGAATTTCTAAATCTCCACCAGCATTAGGAATCTTATTCTTAATAATATTCCTATCAGTATCAGTATTCTTCTTACCATAATTAGTCCAAACACCAATCATTCGAGCTTTAAGCTCTGGTGGAAAATAAGGCTTATCTCCACCAAGAGCATTGTTCTTAAAAGGAATACCGATACCTATACCAAGTCCAGTATTAGTACCCATATTGTAACGTATCAGCAACAGCGTTATTAACTTGTTTAACTAACTCAACATTCCAACCGGAATAAAGAACAGTAGTAATAGGTTCTTCCATACCTGCAAGAACTACTTCAACTGTTATAGGGTCTTCGGTAACATTCTTCAATAAGAATGGTTCTTTACCACCCATTCCATTAGGAATAGAAAACTCTGCAACAGCTTCAACTTTACCCATTATAGATATTTGTAAACTATTAGCTGAATTAGCTCTGTTATAAATACGATTATCCATGATAATTACTTTTAAATGATTATTAATTAGTCTTTGTAACATTCCCCCGTAAAGAGATGTGATTACTGTTAATACTCACTCCTTTATGGGGGATGCTACAAGAAACTAAATTTTGTTTAATTACACAATACTATTATTAATTTTTTAATCTGTCATTCCATTAGCCCAATCAGTAGGAATACTTTCAGAGTTACTAAGATTAGACTTTTTCATTGCATAGAATGTATTGGCTCTACTAGCAGCACCTAGAGCATTAAGCCAATTCCAAAATTCCGGAACACTACCGACAGTAGAAACAGCATTATAGAATAATCCTGTAACATTATTAAGTTGCTTATGTTTATTAACATTAAACAGTGTAGAATCTATTTTCTTAGGACTTCTACCTAACCAATCTCCTGTACTTTGTCCACTAGCAAAAGCATAACTAATGTTTCTAAGATTAACATTCTTACTAAATAAGTTTCCGTCTACTTGTTGTCTCATTGCAGATGTTGATTCAAACTGTGCAGATAAGAACATCGAAGATATATCTTGTAACTGTATACAGTTTATATAAGAATCAACAGGTAAGTTAATATGTGCAGGAATAATACAAAAGTAGAACATATTAGATAACGATATTAACTTAGTTAACTTAGAGAACGTATCTGCCGAGTAGAACTCTCCGTCTTCTCCATTAGTAACATTCCATTTATATGGATTTAACAATGGCATACGATAGAATGTATAAGACAAATCAGTAGCGTTACTGATAGGATAGAATAAATGTGGCGGAATACGTCCTCTTAATCCATAATCAAGATAATCATATCCAACTACTCCATTAGCTCTACCACTACTAAAGAACACTCCATTTACTTGCATATTATTACCATTAGTGCAATAATAGAATAAGTCAGGAGAACATATATAGTTAAGTACCTTTTTATTAGTATTAGCATCAGAAGGTGGAGCAAAAGAACCAGCGTTATCTTTAAATCTATTAGGTATAACAGGAGAACAATTAATACTTCCTGTACTAATTGCACTATAAAGAGCACTGTCTCTAACTATATCTTCTAATCCACTAAGACCATCGACACAATATTCGTTCCAAGCAAGTTCATACTTATCGAAATCTTTATTCAAGATAACTCTATGAATATCTCTATTGTAGTTAGGCATAGTATGTTCGTCATCTAACCATTCTCTAGGGTCATAATTTGGATTAAGAATATACTTAACTGGATTATACTTTTCATTAGGGACTATTATATCTCCGTAATTACTAGGAGTAAGATTACCATAATTCATAGTATAACTTTGTGCTTCTGTACTTTGAAATCTTTCTAAGCAATAAGACATATTAACTATTGTCTTTCTAGGAAGAGTTCGTTGTTTACTATAAGTAATCTCTACTGGCATTTCAGCACTTTCAATCCAATTACCGTCACTATCTATACCATAGTTCTCTGTAATATTCTGACTAGCTGCATCTACTTCATTCCAACCTTTATAGCTAACATTAGAAGTTTGTTCCATATAGAATAGTCCATAAGGAATAAAACCTTTCTTAACGAAGCTAGTTTCTATTTCAGAGAAGCATCTATGAACATTAATTAGTTTACAATTAGAGAAGCCTTTACCAGTAAGCGAGTACTTACAATTCTTCATATCATAGTATAGATATGATATATTAGTAAGATTGTAATTAGTCTTAAATGAATTAAGAGGAAGCTCTATTACACTATTTGCAGGAAGAACTAGTTTAGAGAAGAATCCAGGTATTTCAACAATAGCACTACAATTAGTAAATACATCGTATGGGAATACTTCATCTCCTTCTTTAACAAACTCTTTAGTAAAACCTTGAAAACATCCTAATGTAGACTGATTAATAGCTTGTTGACTAGTAATATACTTCAACGAATTCTTTAGTCTAGTAAACATTGAGTTATAAATCGGGAAAGTAATAGTAGAACTATCACCAATAGAAAATGAATCATAGATACCATATAAAGCTATTGGGAATCTAGTATTAGTCTTATTCTTAACAGTACCACCAAATACATTATATAAAGAACCTTTAGAACCAACAAGAGATTTAAATGAGTTCTGTATATATTTTAATTTAGTGTTTTTATAGAATAAAGGGCAATACATTACTCCGTCTTCTACATCTTCATCAGTTACTTGATTAAAGTTAATATTACTAATATTGAACATATTAGTTATATATTCTAAGTTAGGTAATTGTGCAAGCAAACTTCCTGAATCAGCTGCAACTAAATTATCTGCAATAGTTTCATCGCTAGGAGAATTATTAATATTACTTACAAATTTAATTACCCCACTACTTCCAGTAACACTATCTAATCTAATTAATTTAGAACTTACATTTCCTTTAAACTTAGCTAAGAACGTAGGGTCGGTATATCTAGTTCCACCAAAGTAGAAAGCATTGTTCATAGACTGTAAACTAACTAGAGGACTAAATAAACCATTATGTTCAGTAGAGCCATATTCATAAGTACTAGTAAGTATCTTAAAATCTTGTGACTGTATTCCCCAAAATATAGAATCCATATTAACAACCTTAGTACAATGATTGAACATAATTCTACGAGGACTATCTAATAAATCCCATTTAATATTTTTAGCACTAGCAAAACAACTATTAAGAGTTGTAACATTATCACATTTATATAAGAAATAATAAACGTCATATATACTACAATTAGTAGCTCTAAACATACTAGTACAATCAGTAGTGCCAATACTAAAGTTAGTAGATAAATCAATATGATTTCTCCAATCAACAGAGCCTTGTTCAGTATTAGTATCTGGACCAAACCATTCACCATTATAATCAGGGGTAATACCTTCTACCTTTTCTTTGGGTTCATGAATATAGAATTTAGAACATTGATTGAATACAGCGTTACTATTAAGACTAATATGTCCAAATACTCTCTTTAAGTTAGAACAGCCAACAAAGAACGCAGAACCTACATTAAAAGGATGTTCCTTATTATTATTAAACTTAAAGTAATGTACACCTTTGGCGTTTTGAACACTGAATTGTAAGTCGATTAATTGACTAACATCAAATATCTTATTACCGTTATAAGTAGGAATTGCAGCATTACCATATTGTATAGCTTCAACTTGACTATTAGTTATATTCAATGTCCTAAGTTTAGGAAGTTCAGATGCAGCTTGAATATCGTTAGCTGTATTAGTATTAGACATATTAAGTGTCTTAATATTAGGAGCACCTACAATATAAACAATAAGATTTCTGTTTATACATGACGATATATTAATTGTTTCGACATTATTACAATTAGATACATTGAATGTAGTTAAGTTACCATTATTTGTACATACAATAGATTTTAAGTTAGGACATGAAGTAATCTTAATAGTATGTAAGTCTCCTAGATTACTAAGATTCAATTCAGTAATCTTATCACAAGAATCAATAGTAACTGTTTTTAATCGTTTGCATCCAGAGAAATCCAGTATTTCCAAGAACGGTTGATTAACAAGACTAATATTTTCAACTGTTGAATTAGTAATATTCAAAGATGAAAGAGAAGCATTAGGTAAAGATACAGAAGTTACAACAGAATTAGATATATTCAAGTCTTTCAACTTAGTATATTTTTCTATATTAACTGTAAATGTACCTTGTCCAGCATTGCCACTCCAAAACTTAGTATTACTTAAATCAATATGTCGAACATCAGAGAAGTCTTCATCGTTAACGAATATAGTTTCAAATGAAATAGGAGAATCACTAAGAGTATCAATAGATGATAAGTCTAATTTAGAGAAACTAGGAAGTTTCATACTAGACATGAATCTTTGGAATCTCATTCCGCCTAATCCTTCTATATCGTTAATTTGAGGAGTATTATTGATAGTAACTTGTGTATTGAAAGAACTAATAGGAGATAGTCTAATTTCAGTAGGTTTACCTTCTTCTAAGAAATATCTAGTATCAGTAGTATTACCAATGTTAACTACAAATATAGCCGGACAATTGGAAGTAACAACCAGCTTAGGATTAGTTGCTTCTGCACCGCCTGCCGAAAACGTTCCTTTATTATTATAAGGTTGAATATTAGAAGCATTACTATATTTAAACACTCCGTCAAAGAACCAAACGCGTTTCTTTAACCAGTCACGAACATATTCAACACGAGTGCCATGTAAAAATTCTATATTAGCATAAGACGCTTCACCACCAGCTTCACCAATATAAGCTGTAAGATACTTAACATTATAGTCATAATTAAATAGTAACTCGCCACAATTAATTGTTTGAGCTGCGAAATAATTATCTATATAATTATTAATATCTTTGCATATATTATCATTATTTCTCCATAAGTCCCAAAGTCCTTCAAGAGAATTATCATATATACCAGTATTGGCAAATACAGTATCTCTTAATACGTCCCACATACGAGAACTATAAGTATCATATCCACCGTCAGCAGCGTTCTTAGTAATAACTAATGAATTAACGTTGTTCTTATCATTATTACTAAACTTATCCAACCAAGCGGTTTTAGCAACAGATTCGAGAGCAACATTATCAAGTCCATTAGCCGTATCCATGTCATAGAATCTAATAAACCATTTCTTACTTCCATTAATATCGTAACATACAATGGTCATATTCTTACCAAGAGAATCGACAAGTCCGTATTTTACACATACTAACAAATAAGAGAAAGCATTTCTTATTGAGAACTTAGTATCAAGTTCAGCAGCAAGAGTAGACCAACTAGATTGTGCAGGATATTCACCTTCGGTTTCTTCATATCCTCCTACTGATTCATTCCAAATATACTTCTTAACTGTCGAAGTAGTCATTTGAGCAAAGATGCTAAATAGTTCTTGTAGTGCTCTCCAAACATTATCATCAGTAACAGGAGCAGTTGGTTCTAACCAGTTACCACCGTTATATTTAAACTCACCCACATGCTTTATAATAGATAAGTCATCTTGCATAAACAAAGCTAACGGTAATGTTTTATCACCGTCTACAATTATATTTGCATTTTCACCGAACTCATAAGAATAAACCTTACGTTGGTCTATATTTCCAAACATCTCGTCTTGAGCATAAGTATGATAAGAAGTAACAAAAGCAGGTAACTTATTATCTACATATTCTCCGGCTGTGTTCTTTATCTTAGTAGTAAAGTCTTTCATAAACCGGAAACCCATATTATAATAAGCTCCACGACCTAAGTTAAAACTATATATACCAAGCATAGTTTGAGTTTCTTCACCGTCAAACTGAATAAGTAATATAATAGGGAATCCTTCAAGTGTTTGCTTAATAGTTACCTTATCATGAACTGTCTTATCACGAGTATCTACTGGACGGTGAGCTTCTAACTCTTCCATAGGTGGAGTTTTCTCGAATAAGAAATCCGAGTTATCATTAATCCATTTACCAATAGAAGCATTGTTAGCATGAGCACTATCTACAACATCAGCTTTAAGAGTAAACTGTCTTTCAGGAAACCAAGTCTCTTTAGGTTGGAATAACTCATAATCAAGATTATTTCCGTCATCGGCTTTCAGCATCTTATCAAATCTTATTTCTAAGTTCTTAATAAGGTTATTCATAGTAGACGTACCTTGTTTAGAGACAGCAACGTCAGTAGTATATTCAGAACTTGATTTACCAGAAGTCGGACTAAAGTAACTCATAGTACAACCAGTGTACCAGTTATTGTTCTGTCCACCTATTTCCTCAAATACAGCACGAGTAAAACCAGTATTAGCGCAATTAATCAACATAATATCTACTGGAAGTACTTTAGTAGTATCAGAAATAAGACTATTAAAGTTAACGTTAGCATAAGTCTGATTAATATCGTCCCAAAGTGTTGAATTTGGTTCAGAATCAGAAGTAGAGAAGAAGTTTCTTAACTTCATTCTATTGTACTCTGTAAAATCTATACTACCGTCAGCTAATAGAGTTGCTCTAGCTTTTGAGTTCATTGCATTGATAACAATCTGTTTATCATTCGCAGGAACACGGAACAACTTAATATCATAGAAGTTAACATCGGCAAAATTCTGAATTTGTCCAGCATTACTAATATCACAACCTAGATATATCTTTGAACTAGTTCTCCAAGTAAAGTCATTCTTTATTTCACGAGCTGTACTAAGAATACCATTAATAAAGATAGCAACAACCATCTTTCCTGGATTCTTATTAACTATAAAATCAACAGTATTAATAACATCTTGTTGTATCTTACAACTCATAGTCTCTTTAATATTACCGTCAGTATAAGACCAAGTAATATCTTCAAGACCTATCTTAATACCTTCCGAGAATTGCTCATCTGTATTGTAATCCCCTATAAAGAAGACTGTTCTATTTGAGAAAGGATGTCTATCTGACTTGAATGTACATGATATACCAAAGCCTTGTCTTGACCAGTTATTAAGAGTAGTAGTATCATCTTTAAATGGTTGTACATCAATTACTCCATAGGCTTCTCCTGATATACGTAACATTGATTGTCCGTTCTTTGTTAAGAAACCTGAAAGAACACCATTAGTATTATATACATTTAGTTCAGTTGTAGCACCGCTAGGTTCAATAGCACCAGGAACTGTAAATGAAGGTTCGTTACTTGTCCAAACATTAGTAGTAGGTACTTGTGGAAAATTTTCTTGGCGAATATGCCAACTAGCATATCTACTGTTATTAGGATTTTGGTCAGCAATAAGTGCTTGAGAACTAGATACAACTTCACAAGCTAAAACAGTATCGGTAATAGGGTCGCCCTTTTCAGACCAACAACGAAGAGTTATATTCCAATTACCTAATACTTCTCCTTCAGTTGGAATAGCATAACTAAATACTTGTTGTTTGCCACGTTGAACATATTGGTTATCATTATAATTTCCTTCATCAAAGTAACCTATATCTTTAACAATACTATTATGTTCTATTCTAACAGCATAATAGATAAGACTTACTCCTGCAAGATACGGAGTGAACGCAAATGATATATTACCGCTTTGAGAGAACTTAGTTCTTTCAACTCCTGAATCTACTTCTGCTTTACTAGTAATACCTTCTACAAGTACTACTAGGTTTACACCGTCTTCTACTACTACACGATTAGTTACTTTATCTGATTGAACAGTCTGTCCATTCATTGAAGTAAACGTTTGTGCCTGTATAGTATAAGAACTACCAGCAATAATACTTCCTAAATCCCATAAGTTAACATTAACTTGTCTAGGAGCAGTAGAAGTAGTTTTACCTAATTCAATAGTTTTACTAGCACCATTAGTTACATTAGTAACTACAAGATTAACATCTGAACCAATAATCTTACTAGTAATACTATAAGTAAAAAAGTAATCAATACCAACAGTTGCAGTATTTCCTGATACAGAACTAGCGAGTTTAATACTTGCTTCTACTATATTTAATAAATATGATTCAGCAGAGAACCCGTCTGTATCACTAGCTGTAATTACAACAGAGTGATTACTATTAGAAGAGAATCTATCTAACTGCGGAATATTAAGAGTTCCAGGATTATTAGTCCATGCTTCTTTACCTTCGATAATATTATTACCGTCAAGAGTAACAGTAATAAAATATCGTTTATTATTCTTAGAAGAAGTAATAAGATATTCCAGTTTAATATTAGTAGTTACAGTAGAATAAAGATAATTAATATTACCTTCTTTTACTATATTACCATTAGTAAGTGTTATTTTATCTCCGGTAGCTCCTCCACCACCGCCACTTCCACCGCCACCATGTTCGGCAAGCCAAGCAATGTAACCACCATGTTTCTTCAATGCTTCATCGTGGCGAACAAGAACATCATTAAGACTCTCCGTAGTCTTACCTTCTTCTGCAAGTTCAGGGTCAATAAGACGAGGGTCATCAACTACAATTCCAGTAGCTTTACCTGAAGACGATATATCCCAAGTTCCAGTATTAGGATTATATCTTTTAATATTATCTGCCATAATTATCCAATATTATAATTTGGAAATTTAATATTTATAATATCATTACCATTATTAGTTTCACCATTACCACCAACAACACTATAATTAGGATTAAGACCTTCTATGTTAACGTTGTATTTACCTGAATTATTAAATACATTAGATAATTTCCTAACAGTAGCAGTTAGTTTAGGATAATAAACAAGGTCGTTGATTTTACCTTTACTCAAGAAATACTTAATATAGAAAGGATAACGTTGACCTGCATTTACTTTAGCTTTAACATCTGTCTTACTATCAATAGTAATACTAGCTGGAAAGAAATACCTTAACCACGGAATATTAGGGCTAGGTAGTTCTTTATTACTAGTATGTTTATATCCCGTAGCTTGACACATTAAATATACAGGAGCTGTAATTTCCTCAACCAGTTGAAACGTACACAAATGTTTAAGCATATCGAAATTCGCATTATTCTCCCAAGATTTAGGGAAAGATTGCCCTTGTAAAGCTCCTTCGGCTGTTTCGGTATATAATTCATCCGAATTAAAATCTTTCTTTAGAACGTCCGCAGTGACCTGTATGATAGGCTTCATAGAGCTGTTTTCGTTCTCTAAAATGGGATAGCTGCAACTATACGTATGTTTGTGTCCACCAAGACATAAACGGTAATTATGCGTCTGTAAGAACTTTGAGAACCAATAGGCATTAGCTTTAGTGGTATTAAAGTTCAAACGACTACCACTTCGTTCTACGCTAGTATCTTCTTTACCGTCCCAATAGAATGAATTAATAAGATTTTGAGTAATAATAGTAAAAGGCATTTCATGACAATAAGCTATCTTAGCTTTAGCATTAATAGCTTTTGCATCATCTCTTTCACACCATTGTCTTATTAAGTCATACATTACTCCGGTAGTAGAAAGTCCATAAACACTTCGTTCAGTATTAGAACTTATCTCACTATTAACACATAAGAAATGAGTATGACCAACATCGAATGAGTATAATGATTCAACAAATATTTCCTTTCCTTCAACAGTAAATACAGGAGGATTTTCTTCATCCATTTCATAACAATAGAAGAAACGAATGTTAGTAGCATTAATTTTAGAATCATCTCCACCGTCACCAAGAACATAGACATTAGCAGGGGTAAGGTCATTGTTACCAACAGTAACCATTTCTGCAATATCATATAAAGATGCTCTACCGGCTTCGTAATCTAACCATTCATTAATACGATTACCATTCTGTGTCATATCACCAGTATTAATCATAAAGTAGCACACAGATATGTTACTAGTTTCATATCTATTAAAGTCCTTCTTTATTTGGTCGGCAGCTATTCTCCATACATTATATTCATCCCAATTAAAGCCTTGTTGGTCGGAAGTCTGAACAAAGTTAAGAACATCATTCACCATATTTTCACTCATAACTACAAACCTGCGAACATCACTCTTATAAGTTTCGTCTCTACCTACGTAATATTCATAATAGATGTTCTTGTCTCTTGTATGAGTATCATACTGTTCTCCTAGATGAGTAAGTATTACCTTATGAGTAGTAAACGGAGTACCGTCAGTAGTTATAGCTCTAATACGATTATAGTATTTACGAACACCAGTTTCATTCTTAAACGATTCTACTTTTGTCCAATTAGTATAACTATTATCACTACGGTATGCACGATACCATAAGTATTCATCATAATAACCTACGGAAACCCAATTAAAACATCTACTAGCATCATCATTAGGTTCGTTACTTTCATTAATAGTATAACAAGCCTTACGTCCTAAAGTCATAGTAACTTTATTAGGTTTGGTACTATCTAATAAAGTCTTATTAAAGAATATATTCTTATTCTCAAAACTAGCTCTAGGAGTATAAGATTCTACTCTAGGAATAACATCAGCTTCTAGGTTAACAAAGTACATATCATTAGCGTTATTTCTAGCACTAAGAGCTTTAGTAGCTTGCTTAACATTATCCATAGTATAATACTTAGTAAACAAATACTTACTACTAAGATAACCATAAGCAGTATTTTCAGCAGCATCAACTTTATCAGCATCACCAGCATTAGGTATTTGTAGTCCAACCAAATCAATATAACCTTTAGATACCCTTATGGGGGAAGTCGCGTTATTATAAGGATTTGCAACTGAACTAGGTTCTGTTCCCCAAGTCAAGAAGAACTTAGCTTTCTTATTATCAAACTTAATAGGATTACCATCACTAGCAATCCATTCCATATCATAGTTCTCAACTTTAATACGAGTAGTATTAGTATTCATTACTGAACATTGAGCACCTCTAATTAGGAATGTCGAACCCGCTTTGATATTCCCCCATAAAGGGAGTGTTTCCCAGTCTCCTCCTTCTGTACCATACTGCAACGATAATCCCTTTAGAGATATATCTTTACCTGTAAGATTACTAAGTTCAACGAAGTTATGAGAGCATGGATTATAACTATATTCATTACTTGTAATACCCCCACAATATAATGAGTTAATATATAACTTTTGTAGATATAATGTAGTTACATAAACCCAACCAGTATTAGGGTCTTCTTGTCCACCAGTAGGTTCGGCTTGAGCTGTATCTAGTTCTTTCTTATATACTACTAATTGTCCATTGTTATTTACCTTAACTCGATATATTTGTCCATTTGGTGCAACAAATCCAATAGTATCTAATTTGTCTAAAGCGTCATAATCTATACTACCTCCACCTCCTGAACTACTACCAGTAAGATTAACAGGTTCTCCATTAATCTTAGTATATAGACGTTTTACATCGGTAGCAATAAGAAGTTCATAATCTACGAAGTCATTAAAATTATCTTGAATTTCTTTAAGTGTTCCATAATGACCACGAACAGCTTTAGTATTAGGTTCATATTGGTCTGTTTCAGGTTCGAGACTTTCACCAACAGCTGCAACACGAATAGCTAACTGTCCAGTATTTGGGTTAATAGGTTCGTATTCCTTTAGAATCGACTTTGTAAATGTATTACTAACATGACCGGGATTTATAATTAAGTCTCTCTGATGTACAATAGTATCAAGGTAGTTTTGTATAACTTGAATAGCTTGAATTATCGGAGCTAATTTCTCATCCTCTTCAAGAGCTGTTCCAAGACCAGAAGTATCTACCCAAAGAGAATTAATATTAGCTGGCGGAGTATCTTGAATATAAACTGTTTGTACAGGTGTGTCTCCACCACTAGCTTGTTTAATAACTAAATGTTCGTTATCAATACCACCATTAAACCAATATTCATTAATACTATTATTCTGTTTAACGCCAATAGTAAGTCCAATACTACGTAATTCAGGAGTAAGAGTTTCAAGAGCTTCTTTAATACTACTATAAGGTCCGTACTTAGCATCAATATCAGGTAGAGGATTATAGTTATCATCTACGCTGTTATTAATAATAGGTTGACCTATACTTATTCCTTTTCTCATATTACTTGTTTTTACAGGTTATACGAATAGCATCATCAAATACAGAAGGAGAATATAAGAAGAATACTTTATAATGTATATCATCAACAGTACCACCAGGATTATTAGTCTTATAAGCACCGTCTGAACCGTCCCAAAGAGTAGTAACAAGAGTAGTACCATATTCAGCTTTAATAAGCGTTATAAGTGTATCAGGTATAAGAAGATAATGAATCTTCTTTTCTTGATGAATAGTAAATGTATTATTCTTATCTCCTGTAATAGTTCTAGGAGTATTACCTTCTAATGCCATAATATCACTAACAGACATATTTTGAAATGTCTGCGGTGCAATATCTGTATGTCCATAATACATAACGTTCATTTTAGGAACAGACTTACATTCTACAATAAAGTCATTAGAATAATATGTTTCACCGTCTTCTCCTTCTACACTAGCTCTAAATATATAAACTTGTCCTACTTGAGCGTTAAGCGTTAGTTCATTAAACTTAGCCGGACTATTGATAGATAATCCTGAAGCTATAATATTCTCTCTTTCGTTAATAACTTGATATATAGTAAGAGTATCTTTAACTACATATTCTTTATTAGCGATAACAAACGTAGCTTCATTATATTTTATCTGTTGAGCACCAGTAATTGACATAGGAATATTAAGTTCAAATGTCATAAATACAGGCTTCTCATCAGTAGTATATTCAGTACAGTTCAAAGCTAAAGAATCATTAATGTAATTAATGAGTAAATCTGCCTGTTTCCAATAACCTAATGTATAGGCAGCACAAGCAGATTGAAACATATTCCAACAATTAATGACTTGACGATTGATACCTTTACAAGTAGAAGTACAATCTTTAATCATATCTACTCCTAAGTCACTTAACTTAATAAGTAGTTTTTTATAAACACAATTATACTTATTTGGAACATCAAGATAAGTATACATTCCATCTTCGTTCTTTCTCATTGCATTACTATTAATTCGTTATACATTGCAATTAGATTTTGCTGTTGTTCTTCACTAAGTTTAGATTCTACATTTTGCATGTGACTAAGAATAGTCATAGCATTATATCTACATATATCTTCATTAGTAAGAATGAATCCAATGGTAGAGAGGTGTACAACTTGTACACCTCTATCAACCAATTTGCTATTTACATTATCGAAGTTTATGTCCATTACTTTAATGTATTATTCGTTATATAAGTTATATAAGACTGAAACTTCAAGTTTATTTTATTGTTAAAACTAGATATTTTATCTTCTTTACTAAGATTGTTATTAAATACTATCTCTATTATAGACTTCTCCACTGACGGCATCCAATCCTTTTTCATATTATCACTAACCTTAACTCCATTAATCTTGTACAATGACAAGCTAGAGAATACAGTATAAAATTCAGCATTAACTATATTATGGATATTAGCAACTATATTATCTTTATTAGTATGGACGTGGTTATTAATAACAGTATTAGTAACGAATATAGTCAATCTCATTGCCGAAGCGAACATAGAATCTTCTATTGCAATCTTACATTTGTCCTTATCTTTATCTATGATATTCTTTGTAATATCAGTAATAAATGTTGAGACTTGTAGTAATGACTTAGATACTTCATCAAGAGTATTGCTAATAGAACTAACAAACTTTTCGCTTTCAGTCTTTTTCTTATTGTCCAACCATTTATATAACAGTAGGAAAATAGAAATTGTTATCAGGGAACTTAATCCTTGATTAAGAGCAGATTCGATAATTTCCTTCATCCCTATCTATGATTAAAGGGATTACTACTAATATTAAATACTAATAGCAACCCCTTTATTTAAACTATTACGAGTTATTCTTTAAGCCTTGCTTTAAGCTCCTGCCGCAGCCGGAGTATTGATAGAAGCCAAGATTGTGTCAAGAGTAGCAATTTGTGCAGCTCCTGTCGGAATAGCTAGATGAATTATAGTCTTAACATTTTCGGTGCTACCACTACGAAGGTCACGGTGTGGATAGAAAGTCAGAGTATATACTGTCCAACCATCAGCATTAGAAAACTCTGGAAGAGTATATAACTTACGAGCATCGTTACTAGTAGAGTTAATACCTTCTGCACCAATACAACGAATTTGTAACTCTTTAAGAGCAGCATCATCATTAATTGGTTTCATAGCTTTCGTAGTTGTGATTGTAGCTCCAAATAACGAATCTCCTGCAATCAGATTCCATGCTTCATAATCAGTACCAGTTACGGTAATTTTAGCAGCAGCAACACTAGCAGTAAATCCTTCATTCTTACCAAGAGAATTAAGTTGAGTACTTAACTTCTTAGCAATAATAGCAGCAGTATCACCTTCACGAGCACGCTCACTAGCCGACCACTTATAACGTTCATTAAGAACAGTATGAGCTTTAGCCATAGTTAACGTATAGTCCTTTCCTTCTACGGGGGTAGGAACAGTAATTTCCGCACTAAATTTAGTTCCGGCAGCATAGACACTCTTAACATAAGAGAAACGTCTAGTATCAATATCAGATACAATATTAGTATACTTGCTCTTATTAGCAAATGCTCCACCACCAACAAACAAGGTAAACATCGGAATGTTCTTAGTAAGAGCTTTCGAGATGATTGCACCTTCGTTGTCGTAAAGAGCAACAGCACCCTCTGTAATACCTGCTGCATTAACAGCAGCTAAAGTGGCGGGAGTAGTAGCTAATGCAACATTACCTGCAAACAACAGTCTTTCCATTTTATTCTAATTTAGATAATTCGTTTGAAACTTTCTCATAACTATTATTATTAGAGATAGCATTAAAGGTATTAACAGCTCTCTTAATAACTTCGTGCATAGCAACATCTGATAATTCATTCGTAGTATCAGTTGCAATACTAATTAGAGTAGGATACTTAATATAATTAACTAAGAACTTCTCTATCTCGAATGTCGCTATTACTTCAATATTAGATTCAGTCTTATAACATATAGGACTTATAACAATAGACTTTGAATGATAATCGTTCATCGTTTCACTCACTAAGTCTAAGTCTATTAATCTACAACGATAAGACTTATCCCCCTTAAAGGAGTAGACAGATGTATAGAACATGGGTGTTGGATAGTCGTTTAACTCTATCTTATAACCAGTACCAAACATTATATCTCCTTGTTCAGCTTCAATCTTAATACTAGTATGAAGAGGACTAAGTTCTGTTAATCTTATAACGTTATCAGAGATGCCATCGAGTTCACGATTACCTTTACGAGAAAAAACATCTTTCACATATTCGATAGTCTCTAAATTGATTATTTCGTCTACCTGTTCGGGAAGTATTGCTCGCACAGTTTTCATGCCCATTTGTTGAGCTAGAAGCATGAACTCATTATGTATCTCTGCTACCTTCATAATAAATAGTTATTATAATTTAAGTTTAGTTTCAAGTGCTTGTTTATGTTGAGCATTTTCGGGATTACTGAAATAAGCTAATGCTTCTTTCATGTTAGCTCCGATAAATCCACCTTCGGGAGTTAGAACAGTCTGATTAACTTCTGAACGAACTAATTCTCCTTTAGCGATTGCTTCTTCAATAAACGCTTGAAGTTCAACTTGTGAGTTATTAAACAGCTTGTTGAATTTCTCCGGTTCTTTAATTGCAAACTCGTCGAGTATTCTTTCTTGAACAGCTCTATCAAGTAACAGATTAGATAATACATCTTGTTTGTTATTTGCACAATAACATACAAAGATAGCTTTAAACTTAGCATCATTATCAATAGCATCAAGATAATTACGTCTTGCTTTGTTAGCTTGAATACGAGTACGTTTCAAACGATTAGCTTCGCGTTGTTCATCTCTAATATAGAATTTGATACGTGGGTCAAAACTAATAACTGCTACATCTTTAGCTACAATCGGATACAATAGACAATGACGATATGCAAGGTAATCATCTACCTTAACAGGATGTCCGTATTTGTAACGAGTTGATTCGAGAGCATTAATCTTAGTAACATACTTTGAAATAGCATCTTTCAACTGTTTAGGATTAGATTTCTCTGCATTATCATATTCTTCTATGATAGCAGTTTCATCTATCTTATAATTCAGATAGTCTCTCTTTCTTTTCCACTGGAATGAACAGTTAAGTTTCTTTCCGTCACCGTCAACTGGAATAGATATACTATTAAACCAACGTTGAACTCTAGTGACATATTCTTGTGCATTAGTGGAGCAACCAATAAGAGAAGGCATATAAGCTGCCATTTCTTCATAGTTGCTAGTTAAGATTCTAGCCGAATTAATACTACCTCCAATACTATCATGACGTTCATTAATGTATCGAGCATTAACTTGACGATAAACAGAATTAATAGTAATATCAGTAGCAAGAGCTATTACAATATATCTTTCTTCGAAGAAGTCTCTATCTAAACCATCTTCTTCTTTAAGAACTTGTTCATAGGTTTGTTTAGGAGCTTCCGGAGTTTTAGTCTGTTGAATACTAGCAGACTGTGGATTTGGATTAGTTAGACTACTGCCGAATGTACCGGCTTTTGGTGTTTGTCCTTCCATTATAATTTCAATTTAATTGTTTAAACTTAGAGTACACACTCCAACATGAACATTTTCTCCTGTCTGTCAACCTGCAAACCGCGAGACATCTTAACTTCATATTGAGACTTATCAATGTCCGTAGAAATAGAGTTGCTAGGAACAGCTCCCCAAGACGGTGGAATAGGAGTAAGACCTTTCAATACACCAACAAGGTAAGACTGACCTTTCATACGTACCATACGAACGTTACGGTTTCCATTATATACAGAGTTGTCAATGAACATCAGTTTGTGAGATGTCATAGGCAAACCAGTACGAGGATGAATAAGACCATTAGCTTTTGCTGTTTCAGCAATCGGAGATTTATCCAAGAAAGGAAGATGAACACAAGTAACAGTATGTCCGTCAATAGTCTTATATTTACGGAAATATTTACCATAAGTAAGACCACCGCCTTCTTCACCAATCATCTTTTCTCCAAGAGGAGTAATGAATCCTTCTGTCTTAACATCTTCACGAATAGCCATGTCGAAATCTTCGATACCTCCTCTACCAGCATACAGAGTAATATCCATAGAACCAGTATCAGTATCTTTATCGACTACATCACCGATAGTTCTTTTTAACTTGCTAAGAGGCAAGTATTCACCATAGGTGTCGTAGTTTGATTCTTCAAGGATTTCAAACATACCGGCAGTTTCAGGAATTGGCTGGTCATTATCCCAATCCTTCATATCAATAGTACCATTAACAGTACGATTGTAACGAGATGTCCACAAATCAATCTCATTAGAGATACGCATTTGAACATCGAACTGACGCATTTCTTCGTTAATCCAACGAGTATCAGTACCACCGCCTTTTGTTTTGAAAGCATAACTAACAATAACATTACTAATGTTACCTGCAATTTCCTTGCTATAACGCTTGAATCCTAGCTGGGATTTCATAACACCCGGACCCATTACATTAGTCTTGTTACCCTTAGAATAAGATTCAGGAATAGACGGAGCTAACATACACCAATACTTACCTTTCTCAAAGTTACTTGGGTCAATATAAGCACTCTTATCTGGATTCTTTAACTGCAAAGAATACAGATGTCCACCATGATTACCAGCACCATGGTCACGCATTACACGAACAGCAGTCTTACCATCAGGAGCAAGCAAACCATACTGTTCAATAATAAGACCGGTAGCAAACTCAACCTTAATAGGTTTACCACCAATACCAGGAGTAGTATCACCAGTATCAGACCAAACAATGTAATCATTGAATCTCTGACGACCCATTGTCTTCCAAGTCCACTCAACAGTAGTAATATCACGAACACCGGCAGCACCTTGTCCTTCTGTAAGGAAAGTTAGCGGGAATCGGTCATCTTCCATACCATAAGTGTAAGTCAGGAAGTTGTTGATTTCCTCCGGTTTTTGAATCATTAAGGCAGCAAGAGATTGTTCATTAGAATAACCTCTGTCATCATATCTACCTCTTTCGACTTCTCTTAATTTGTACATATTCGTTTTAATTTAGTTAGTTCAAGACTAGTTGGTCATTATCAACTGTCTTAGAATTATTACCTTTACTATTGATAATAACAGTCCGCTTACCAGTAGTTTGTGCTGCCGCTGTTCTAACAGAAAGAACTTTGTGTTTATTAACAGCCATACCAACAAGACTAGCATAATTGCCACCTGTAAACTTTAGAAATGCTTTAAGTAAATCATCCTGCATACGAGCATTAGAATCAACTTTAGCTTCGTCTAACATATAGGCTGTATTACCTTCGCTATCAACCGGAGTAGATACATACTTCAAGAAGTCTTTGCGACTAAGCATTACTTTCTTTCCGTCTCTATTACACTGGATTTGTTCAGGAATACTATAACCTAATAGTTCGCCTTTGCTAATAGTCTTTTCTACATTCTCCCAATATGCCTTCTCTTCGGCAGCAGCAGCAGCTTCTTTAGCTTCTACTTGTGCTTTCTGTTCAGCAAGTCGAGATTCATATATGCTATCAACAGCTTCTTTAGATTCAACAGCAGTATCATAAAGAATACCTGCGTTTTTACAATAGTCAATGAATTTGTTTACATCTCCTTTTTTACCGCTAAGTTTCCATTCTTCACGAATGAAAATAGCTTGTTGTTCTTCGTTATCTTTACTAACAGTAATGCTACTTCTATCAGGAATCTCAACGAAATCTTCAAGAGTACCATTAAGTTTAAGATGGTTGATAACTTGTTCTACTTGAGGATAAGTTTCAAATAGATTATTCAAAGCAGCAGTCTGTGCTTCTACAATTCTACTTTGAACTACTGTATCAACATAAGCAGCAATACCTTCTGCATTATTATCAAATACAATAGGATTACCATCTTCGTCTTTAAAGTCAGAACCAAAGCGAGTTTGTAATTGGTCAAGAACACTTGGTTCAGAACCATTTTGAGCGATAAGTTCAGTAAGTTCGGCAGCAGTACGGAATATAGTTCCATCAGCATCAACAGCATTACCGTTAGCATCAATAGTATAATCTACACCATCAACATTAACTGTATCGCCTTCGGACAATGTAACTTCCCCCGTAGAGGCGTCTCCATCAGCTTGTCCTTCTTGACCTTGCTGTCCGTTTCCTTCTTGACCTTGCTCTCCATTAGCATTACCTTCAACAATATTACCTTGTTGACCTTCTTGTCCAGCACCTTGTTGTCCCTGTACAGTAGTATCACTGTTAGTACCAGAGCCAGCACCGTTTCCAGTATCTCCAACAGTAGATATATCATCTACTTTATCAATACTTAAATCGAGAGAATCATTACTACTAAAAGTTGGCATAATAAATATGTTTTAATTATTACTTTCAAGTCAAATGTAGTCTAATAATATAAGAAATACAACTCTTACCAGTCGGAATACCTTTACTATTAGCCCTAGAAATCGCACCATTTGCATTTAAGATACATAGGAGTTAACTATATTCAGACTAATTTATCGTGCCATACAGGGCAAAAGAATGAGCCATTTTAAGCCCCGTCACGGCATTTTAATGCTTTCCTTTATAGTTGTTCAATTCGATAGGGTAAATGCAACAGAGACGAAGAAAAGGGCATCTACGTCGATTTTATGGGTACGAAAAACCCTACGGAAATATCCGTAGGGCACGTCTGAATCATAGAGAATGTTCACTTTTTACTAGACTTAGGTGTATCATATTTATTCTTATTCTCTTTAGCTATCTTCAATTGATTATCTCTATCTAATGCAGAGTTAATCATATCTAAATCTTTAGCTCTTTTCTTTTCATTTAGTTCAGCTTGTTTCAAAGATAGTTCGGCAGAATTATCTTGTGGTGCAGCTTGAGCAGGTTGATTAGCTAATGCAGCCATCGCAGCTTCGGTATCCATTCCTTTAGCTAAAAGGTCATAATAACCTTTGATTTCTGCAAGTCTAGCATCTTGTTCACCTTTAGCAGCTATCTGTTCAAGAGCAGCTTTATTCTTAGAATCTTCTAACTGTTGGTCTAGTTGACGAAGAGATTCTTCGTTCTTTTGACGAATCTCTTGATAACGATTAATAGCTAGTTTAAGACTAGATATATTACCGGAAGTAATAGCTGCAACAGCAGACATTAAATCTCCATTCTGACTTGCATTGAAAGCCCACTCTTTAAGTTGCTCGAACTTTTCTGTTTCTCTATCAGAGTTTTTAGCTTTGATAACGTATTGTCCAAGGGTATGATTATCAACATTAAGAGATAGATATTGTTTTCTATCTGACTTATCATAATAAGAAGTATCTAAACCATCAATCCAAGCTAACTTAGAATTATTTAAATCTACTATATATTCATCTTCACGGAACTTATCGAACATATAATTAATAATAACTGTTCCCATTGAACCGCGAATAATAGCTTCTTCAGTAGTACCTTTACCAGCACTAGTTGCTATCTGTCCGTAACGTTGCGGTGTCATATCTACCATTTCACGAGCAGCTGCTTTAATAGATTCAATAAGATTAGATATTTCAGTAATATAACCAGATATATTAGCGTCAAGCATTTTAATAGATTGTGCTTTAGTACTATTAATATCTTCTGCATCATCATACGGAAATATACCCTCTGCTGCTATATTATAGATAGCTTCTTCTGCATCTTCTCCAAATAAAGATTTAGCTGCAACAAGAATAAACATCTTGTTCTTAGCTATCATCATCTCTCTATGATAAGAAAAGATATTGATTAATATTTGGAAAGGAGTAAGTATTTCTACAATAGAGAATCTTCCCATTTGAGGAAGTACTTCTTGAAGCCCACAATACTGTAATCTAACATCATCATCTAATTGGAAAGGAATAGGTTTAGCACCACCCGGATATATACCAAAGCGTTGACCTCCTATACGATAACCTTCGTAAACTTGTGGTTTATATACAGAAGTTATCTCAATATGTCCGAGTTCAGGATTAAATTCAAAATCATCAGGAACAATCATCTCATCAACTAATCCTACCTCATTAATGTACTTTAGTATCTTAACTTGTGTATAACCTCTCCAATTAACATGCCATACTTCTAAAAGTTCTCCGTTCTTTAATCTTAAATCATAACCATCAGAAGGAAATATCTCTCTATTATCATTCTCATAGCTCTTACACTTTTCAGGAAAATAATAAGTATAAGCATTAAGACTAAGTGTACGAGTAGCTCCAACTGTACTAGGATTATAATACTTAGTTATAAACTCTAGTTCTTCATCTGATAGTTCATCAGAGAATTGGTCTATTACTTGATTATAACTCATCAACATTCTACGAGCTACAATATCATACTTAGATACCATTTGCTCTCCGTTAGGAACAGGATACATATCAGTAGTAGGAATCCATTCTTTAATTAATTTCTTACCACGAACAGTATGAAAACTATAAACTTCCCCCGTAACGATATAGTTAAAATACTCAACTGGAATTATTGTCTCATTATTAAGAACATCATCTATAACTTCTAGTAACTGTTGAGCTTGCGCACTAATCTCATCTATATAATTATCAATGAAATTCTTTTCAAACTCTTCTGCATCACCTGCTAATTGAGCAGGGTCTACTTCTTGAGTTGGTTGTCCTTGAGCTTCTAATTGGGCATTTTCTGCTTGTTGTTGCTGTATTCTCTTTTGAAGTTCTTGTTGAAACGCAATCATAGCTCGCTTAACTATATCTTCTTTAATAGCAGCATCGCGAGCCATAATGATTTCAGGATTGTTAGCACCAACAATAAATTCATGTTGAGACTTAACATACTCTGATAGATAACGACGAACTACATCATTAATAATATCAAGATTACGTAAAGTAGCAGGAAATCTCTTAAAGTTCTCCTTAGTAGCATTATAAGGATTAAGTGTCTTTCGATAAAACTCATCTGGCATTTTTCCATGAAGTATTTCAAGAAGTTGTTCAGTTTTAGTTCTATCGTTACAAGCTAGTCCGGCAGCAATACAATAGTCTATTGTTCTACCAGCCCAGTTCTCATCTTTTTCAGAATTAGGGATACGCTGTTTAGGCATATCCCCAAGTCTAACATTTAGCTTTGCATCAATCATAACAATCCGCTTAGTTTAATAAGTATATTAATGTACCAATCAATAGTACCCGTAGCTATTACTATAATAAGCATTAATACGAATCCTATCATTCCGCCAAGCAATGTAGCTAAAATATCCAAGAAATCAAACTTATTCCCGTACATTTTATCTTTAAATTCCATGCCTACTGCTAGACCTACTACTAACATTATTCCTAGTAATCCACATGGGATTGCGTAGAGGAAATGTTTCAACCTGTTGCTTTCTGTTAACCAACTCATAATTAATAACGTTTACGATTCCAAAAGTTTTCTTTTTCTGTTTGCACTCTCTGTCTATGTTCAAGTTGCTTTTTAGCAAACTTATCATTAGCAGCCCATTCAATACCTCGAACAATCATTTCTGATACACGGTCAAAGTTACCTGTGTTAGACCATTTCTTTAACTCTAATATTGACTGATAATCATATATAGTATGAAGAACAAGCATATCTCTACCATCCTCAAACTTCCCTATGGGGGAATACAGCATTTCTTTTAACATACGTAGACCATCAAGTTTTACTGTTTCATTACTAATATCATAACCAATAGTATTAATCTTTTTAGTATTAACATTAGTATCCCAAAGATGAACTGGGTGATAACCTAAATATTTAACTGCTTTCCACTTCTTAAAATTACTTACTGTCTCCCCACGATTGATTTCTACATTAGTAGTTCCAAGACAATTATAAGTAACAGCTAATTGATAACAGATTCTATCTGCTTTTTCTAGTTCATCAGGACGACCATAATATACAACACATAGTCTAGGACGATAACCATTATATATACAAGGATTCATCCATACCTTAATACTATTATGAGAATGTTTATTAGTAAGTTCCTTTTTATCTTTATCAATACCTACTGGGTCATAACTAATACTATATATTCCCGGAGGAGTACCTTTAGTCAACTGACCTGTCTTTTTATCTATGTATTCTACTTTAATTGGATTAAACCATTTACGAATACAACCTTCAGGGTCTTCGTTAGAGTGACGAGGAACATTCTTAATATATTCAAAGAAGTCTTTTCTAAATACACCACCATTAGCTGCAATACGTTCATTAGGAATAAACTCGAAGTTATCAGAATCATATTCTACAAACTTACCATCTATATAGAAGTTATACTTATTAGACATCTTTAGTTCTTGTTCCCATTCATCTAGTATCTCACTACTAAATATATTCTCACTTACAGAACTAAATGATTCACTAGGCATATTAGCATACTGTCCACAATAACTAATAAACTTAGCGAATGATTTACTCTTAGCTTTTTCAGCAGCACGTTCTTCTTCTGCTATTTGAAAACCAAGAGCTATATCAGAATTACCATCATCATCAAGAGAAGTAAGAGTAGCGATTTGATTATCATCACCAATCTTATAACCTTCAAGTCCCCAACAATAAGGTTTAAAATAACCACATACTTCAGGTCTACTATCTTTATCCCATACATTCTCAAATGCCATAAAGTTTCTACCTCTAGGGTCATAGAAGTTCTGTTCAAATGTAACCCAGCCTGCATTAGCTTTACCAGCAGTACCCCAAGCATTAAGAAAACCAGTAGTAACAGAACCTGTCTTTAGTGTAGGTTCAGTAACATCCATAAAATCATCAAAGTTTTCAAACTCTGACATTTCTTCACACTTTATTTCTCCGGCATCTTTACCAACGGCAGCAGAAGGATTGTTCTTAGTAGATACAGATATACAAGCACTATTCCAACTATTATCATCAATAATAGCTGTACTAGGGTCTTTATAACCTAATATAAAATCACTAGCATCAATCTTAGCTATACCTCTAACAAAAGGAGTATTAGATTCATAGAAGATTATTTGTTTCTTCATAAAGTCTGATAAACCTCCTGATTGAACCAAGAACTTATTATCACTAGCCGCATGAATAACTGCACGGTTAGGAGTAAGATTAATAAAGTTAGCAGAACCAATAGCTTCCATATAACTAAATCCACCACGTCGAGTTTTATCGTTAATAAGGAATAAACCATTTTCTCGACAGAACTGTTTGATTAAGAAGTACCACCATTGGCAATCAATAAATCGTGGAAATCCTCTTATCTTACGTCCAGTAACTTTACCTTCTTCAACACGAAGGGTTTTAGTATCTAGTTTAAGAATACGTCCGTAATTAATAAAATTATAGTGTTCACCAGTTATATAAACATCTTCTATCTCGCCAGTTCTAGTATCCATTAAACATGGAGCTTTAAAACCAACAAGTCTACGAAGAGTTTCTTGTTTACGAAAGTTAGTATAAGGCATACTATCTACTGCAAACTTAGTATAGACACCTTCCTTTTCATAAATAATAGCAGAAGGACGAAGAAGTTCAGTATTAACGAATCTCTTATGAGGATTAATATTCATTAAGAATCCTCCACTATCTCCTATTAAGAAATGGTCAAACGGGTCTTTATATCCACAGTCTCTAGCGTGCTTATACTTCTTATCTTTATCTTCTTCAAAATAGAATTGATAAAAAGGATATTCTTCTAGCTTCATGACTTATATTTATTTTAATAGTATGACAACAAGAATAGCCAGTACACCTGTACTAGCTATGAATCCATTGCGTTGTTTCTTATATCTTTTAGATTTATTAGATTCATTGTTAAGATTAACAATAGCTTGATTACCAATCAATGTTATTCTTTTTATCTCTTCGCGTTGCTTAGATATAATAGAATCCTGCAAGTAGCTATCTTGAACTTTTAATTCATATAACTTCTTGTAGGATTCATATTGGTTTTTATACTCTTCTGAAAGTATTAACTTAACATTGGCTATCTTTAATACTTCCTTATCTAGGCTACGCTTCGCTCCGCCTTCCCCCATAAAGGGGTATGATTGCTGTAAACTATCTACTTTCGTCTCTAGTCGCTGGATTCTCAACTCCGATTGGTTTTGACACAAGATATAAGAAGCGTTCGAGAATAGCAATACTATCAGTATCACTAATTGCTTTATCAAATTCTTTCTCATACTGATTAGTATTATTAAGAGTATTGAGAATAGAATCTATTACTAATTGTAAACTATCTCTCTTTGTTCCTATTTCCTGATATACAGTATCAGGAACTATAAGTGGGACTTCTACATATTCCTTACTAGAAACAAAATGGTTGAATACTCTAATTACAACAAACAGTATAACAACTATTAATAGTCCTATTCCAATACTCTTTAGTTTCATAAAATCAAGTCTTTTTCTTCTAACAATGTATAAGTGAATACGTCTCCCCAAATAGGAATAGCTAATTCAATTATACTAATAAATTCTTTATAATCAATGTTCTTAGCTAGAACTTGGCAACCAGCAGACCAACCATCAACAACAGTACTAGCTTCTCCGGCTTTATGAATATTAATTCCGAACATTCCTTCATCAATAGTTGATTCATCGCAATCCATATAAAAGTTTTTATTAGCATCACGGAATACTTTAACTGGTTTATGTTGAACAAGAGCAATATACTGTCCTTTATGATAACCTTTCTTAAAACAACCTCGATATTGACCAGGAACTAAAATAGCACAACCTTTAATATTAACAGGATTAACAAGACTTTTATAACCGGGGTCAGTAGTACAAGGATATACAGCAGTATATCTCTTACCATTAGCTGTCCAATAATCAACTATAAAAGCATCATTAAACTCATTCTTATGTTCTTTAGCACGAACACCTATAATATTAAGGTTATATTTTCCGTTAGAGAAATAAGCATAACCTTTGTTTTCTAATGTCTTTCTCCAATCAACTGTTCGACATTTATCCATTAACTTATTATTATATTTACCCATAACTTTTAATCATTATACAAATAAACTCATTTGTTGTTTCTGACTACCATTAACAGTTTGATAACGAATATTAAGCATAGTGTCTATTTCAGGTTCTAGCCTAGATATTTTATACCACTTAGCTGTTTCAATTTTACTTTCATCAACATGAAAACCATCTTTAAATCTTTGAGGTCTACCATATTGATTAAGTATAAATGGAACTTCAATATGACAAAGAGCTAAACCCTTACAAGGTAAACCAGTAATAAGATGAACCATTTTAGCATATAAGTTTAATTGTAAACTATATGTAGTTCCGTTACAATTAGGTAGACCACCAAACGGAGGAAGTAGAACATCTTCGGGTTTATGTACCCATTCATTAGTTTCTTGAACTGGCTTAACAGTTTTATCTTTCTTATAATAACCTGCCTGAAATCTAAGACCAGTACGATTAGTTTTCCAATCAAGAATAACGAATCCATCTTCTCTTATTGGCAGTATATCAATAGTACCGCTGACTAAATACTTTGGAAGAAAAGCTCCTATCTCTGAATAAATTTTATAATCTCTTTCAGTATAGAACTTAAATACTTTATATATCTCCGGATATTTACCTTCGGTATGGTCTATAAAAGCATCGACATCAAGAAGTTTGGTATGACAATCAACAACATCTAAATCAGCAACAGTAACCATTTGTTTACTTTCTTGCTTATTAAGATATTTAATAGCATTGAAGAACTTACTATTCTGACGAATACCATCCTCGAAATTATTGTGATAAACGTTACCCATATCACAAGCCTTATCTCTTATCTTATCCCATTGATTCTTTATATCTTTAATAGAAGTATTCTCTTCTTTAGCTTTATATTTAGCCCAATAATTAGCATCGAACTTAGGAACATAAGAGTGAATAATCGTAGTAGCACTAATATAAGAATTACCACAATTATCTGTATACTTATGAGTAGGTTCATCAAAGTATAACTTACTTTGTTTATATTCAGGTTTAACTGGTATCATTTTGTACTTTCGTATTTCCCCCGTAAAGGAGCGTTAACAATGCTATCACTTATTAGTCCTAACTCTCTCTTTTGAGCTTCTACCTGAGCTTCCAAATCACTAGCATCTTTAGCAGACATAGAACTAGTAACAACCTTACCACCACGAGCTTTCTTTTGTTCTATTTCAAGAGCAGCAGCTTGTTTAGCTTCATTCAATGATTTCATTTGAGTAGGAATAATATTAATGATACCATTAAGCTTTGTTACTAAATCAATAAAAGGTAGAGCATCTTCTGCTTGTAGACCTGAATTAAGTTTATCACTAAGTCTTTCACTAATAATGTTAGCGGCACGAGAACTATTATGAATAGCTCTAAGAATAGTTTCAAGAGCTTCTCCTGCAACACCACTTTTATCTTCATGGTATCTATCAATAAGACGAAGAACAAGAGCATCAGGTTGCCAATCAGAAGGAAGAGCGTAATTAACTCTAGCAGATTCTAATGCTTCCGGACGACTATACCCCATTTGATTAGGTGGAGATTTAGGGTCAGCTAGATAATATATAACTCCGGCTTCTTTAAGATATTGAAGTTTATCTTCACTAGTATCACGAAGATATAACTCTCTAACATCTCTATCTTGAATCTGATAGACATTAGGAGCATAAGGATATCCCTGTTCATCAACACTAATTAAAGAACTTAAATCTAAGGGAGCAATCTTCGTAATCATAACCTTTATCGTCTATTTGTTTAATATAGTAATCCGAATCATTAACAGGTTTCATCTTACTAAAGAAGTACATATACAATCTAAAAGAATTTTCATCTTTACCAAACTCTCTAAGTTTTCGTTCAGCTAACTTACGATTAAGTCTAGCCATCTTAGATATAATAACAGTTCTACTCTTAATAGTTCTACGCAATGAAAACCTAGATATTAATAAATTTCTCCTAAACTCATTATATTCTTCTTTAGTAAGCTCTTTCCTCTTAGCCTTCATTATAGGATGATGTCTTAGAGCATCCAACTTGACTTCATTTGGAACGAAAGCTCCAATAAAAGGAATTGCAACTCTTTTCATACCTTTAATTCTCTCGACAACTTGATTTTCAATATCATCAATTATGTCATCAATCATTCCGGCATCTTGAGCATTAACACATAATAGATTAATAATATTAGCTCTATTAAGTTGTAGTTCCTTCTTTTCTTTTAAATCAATAGAAGGCATATTAGATTTATACGCTTAGCAAGTTAGTAGCTACTATAAACTTTTGAGGTTTACCACTAGGAATAAGACCTTCGACAGAGTTCTGACCTTGAATATCAGTAAGACGGACAATCTTATAGCCAATACAAACTACTGTTTCGGCAATAGTAGTAATCAACTTGCCATTATCTCCTTTCTTTTCAGTAGTAACAGGATTCACTTCTGTACCAAGTAAACTAATAACAGAACCACTTCCAACTTTACGGAATATCTCACCACGAGCAATACTAAGATTTAAGTCTTGGTCGCCACGAATAAATTCAGCAAGATTATAAGGAGTAAGTTCGTTACTGCGAGGATTACAATCTATGCCAGTAAATACATCAGATGGAGCAACATATAAGAAACGATTAAGCATAGCTCTATCTTCTTCCTTAACATCATCAGCATAGTTAGTCTTGACTAATATGAACTTAGTATTACCAGTACCTTTTAAATCAGGATTGATAATCTCACGAAGTTTGGCAGTCTGAATAATAGCAACGATACCAAAATGTTTGAAAGGAGTAATATTCTTAACTCTATCAGAAACATATTGGAAATCAATTTCTGCAATGTGTTGAGGAACTATGAAAGTTTCTCCTTTAGCTTTGTTCTCTAAGTGTAACATAATTACTTTAATTAGATTGTTAATACTATTAATTAAGCTGACTAGCATTACTAATCGTAATATAAACGCCAATCATTAATAGTGCAATTATACGAATAATATCTGTACTATCAATATCTAACTTGTTAAAAAACCTTTAGAGTTGTATTCTCTGTATAATTCACATCCATTCACACTCGTTCACACTAGTAAACATTCTACTATATGTTCTAATACTAAGCTAAAATATCCACTAATTCTTACCGTTCTATTTTTACAACTCTGTTGCTCAATCTTCGGACTATTCGATAGAATAGGAGAAAGGACTTACACAATAAAGCCAAATAATACCCAATAATACAATTGATACTATATAATATAGATAAGTCTAATCAAGGACTTAAAGAAAATAGTAAGACTTAATTAGACTAATAGGACTAAGTATATCGAAGATAGACTTTGGACTACTAACAACAACAAACAACGAGTAGAATATAGAAGACTTAAAGGAAACATTAGAAAGAAAGGATTAGGAAATACTAATGTGTAGGGACTTAGAAGTAAGACTTATAATGAACTTAGGATTAAGACTTGGACTAATAATATGTAGAGACTTAAAAATACTGTTAGGACTACTGTTGGAACTATTAGAAGAAAGAGAATTAGAAATGCTACTGTTGGCTCTACTCCACAAAATAATATTTTTCGTGAGTATATTTTTATCGAGGTGAACCTCCTACCACTACCGCCCCCTACTCTCAAACCAATTCCAATACCCCCGTCAAGACCAAATGACCTTAAACATATTGCTATTGATTATTAATTACTAAAGATATAAGATATGAATAAGATACGTAGAGTTGCGTTTGTTATTGGAGCTATTGCACTATTTGGTGGTACGATTACTGTTGCTATTGGTATAGGTGTTGCTTCTCTTACTGTTGCAAACATTGGATTTATAGCAATGGTATGTGGTATTGTTGGTGTAGTATTTGGCGACCCTATTTAGTGGTCGCCTTACTATTAATATAAATGTTTAATTAAATACTTATGTTTATGATATTCCTATTGTTGTTATTTATAGCAGTAGCTATGACTACTGCTACTTATCTATCTGCTATTAGCAGACAGAAACGGGATTGGAGAAAGTATGGTCGTGCTGGTGAGACATACGACAAGTTTTGTTCACGTTACTATACTAGATACGTATGAACAAAGCTGATAAGATTAAAGTGGTACACTTAGCGTTAAGTATGCTAGGTGTACCAATATTCATACATCTAAGTTACATTAAGTTGTATGATAATCATGTGAATAGCTTTCTTAATACTATTAGTAGTATTAGTGTTGATATTGGATATAAACGATATAGTAAAAGAACTATTGAACTAGTCAAACCAAATGACTATAAACATATTGCAGTTACTATCAAATCAAATGACTATAAACATATTGCCATTGTGTGTGTGGTTAGGATGCACATTGGTTGAACAGTTGCTAACCGATTTATAACATTTAATTTATTTGTATTATGGGAACAAAAGTTAATGATGCAGCTAGAAAAGCTGCCGAAGAAGCTGCTAAGAAAGCTGCCGAAGAAGCTAAAGCTAACGCTAATGATGATGCTAGTAATGATGCTAGTAATGATGCTAAAGCTAATGATGATGCTCGTATAGTTGACCTATCCGAGTATCAAGGACAGGAAGCAGACGATGTTACTCGTCTGTTGCTTGACCGTCCTGATTTTGAGAATCACGACAGTCTGATGATTACTAATATAATCGACAATAGTAGTCGTTATGCTGGTGCACTTACTGTGGTTGTTAATCGCAATCTTCCACAGTTTGTGAAAGATGCTGCTAGTGGTACTTATGTCGAGTCTACGACTCGTAATATCTTTACAACTCGTATTCAGCTTAATGCGATTCTCAAGGGTCAGGGCGAGCCGATGCTGGCTAATGCTGTTATGACAGCACCACTGTCAGTGTTGTTAGTGTTGTTCAAGAAGGCACGTATTAGCGTGCTTGGACACGTGCTTGCACAAGGTGAGATATTCGTTAATCCGTATGCTTCTCGTATGGCTCGTGAAGAACGTGTTAATGAACACGACCGTTACGAATATTTCCCGTATGAGTTGTCAATGCGTACATTGTCTTTGCAAGACGAAATCTTCATTGGAGAAGTTCTTGCCAAGTATCAACCTGATGCAGAGGGTGCTGCTTAACTAGTTACGTAGGAGAGGGAAACCTCTCCTACTAAACTAAGAATACACCATTCGGCACGTGTTCGACAATACTCTCGACTTATGCTCGCTGTCCGGCATAGCCATCCGGCAAAGCTACTTAGGTTCGGAAACGAGCCTAGTCAACTGATAAGCGAAATCTAACACCTGATAAGCGAATCCATCGGAAGGGTCGCTGATGCTCCCCGTTAAGCCAGAGTAATGACCCAAAAGACAACCAATAACAATACTAATAGATATGGAACTAATAGATAAAATAGAAATAGAAGATAGATGTTTTATACATATATTACGTATAGTTTATAAAGACAATACTAAGGATATATTATATCCAATAGAATTAAAACATTTTATTAATAAACTAATAGAAAGTTATAATAATCATGAGAATCATGTAGATAAAGTAAACCAATAACAATACTAATATGAATAATAGTACATATATCTATCTAACAATACTAATAGTAATAGGATTAATCTATCTAACTAGATTATTCATCATGTTATTACATAAAGAATTACACTGGTACGAACGAATTGGTATAGTAACACTAATGGTATTCTATATATCATTAGGTATAATGGGAATAATAATGATGTTTAAGTCAATAGAGTTAAATGGATAGAGATAAGTGTAAGTGTTGGTGAGGAGGGAGATGAGGGCGAGTCTACACCCATTCGGCATCCTACCGCCTACTACAAACCTACTAACAACTCTGTTAATGTTATCACTCATAATCCTATTATTCAAAGTAGGAGTTGTTCCTAACAATCCAAATCCATCTTATCAATAGTATTACTATTATAATAGTCCTATCTTATAACTAGTATTACTTATTGGTTATAAATATAGTATTGTCATTAGTATTGTCATTAGTATTGTCATTAGTATTTGGTTGTTAGTGTCTCAATAGTCCTAACGGTCTATCTTCGACATTAGTAATAGTATTAGTAATAGTATTAGTAATAGTATTAATATCATTACTATCTATTGGTTTTATTGTATGAGGTCTAGTTCCTATTCTAATAGAATAGGTCACTAGAATAACAATAGTAGTATTACAACTGATAACAGGAACAATAACAATAGTATCAACAATAGTATCAACAATAGTATTAACAGTAGAGTAGTTAGTAAAATGTGAAACTCCGTGATTCATATTCACAGGGATAAATATAATATAATTATATTATATTTATAAACATAACACACTCGCACGCACGCACACGTACACACGCACGTATATAATGTACGCACACGTACGCACGTATATAATGTACACGTATATGTATGTGCGCGTAATAGGTATATATTATATATTATTACTGGGTCTATTGTGTGAGCTTCATAGCATTGGCTTCGCCAATACTATTCGAGCTATCTCGCTAACTGGTGGCGTTTTATCACTATTCTATCCTATTACTACTATTATCGTCTGGATTACTATTTGGATTGTTACTTAGCTGGTCTTGTCACGCTCGCAAAGCTCGCTTTTCTCCCCCATAAAGGAGTGACATTACTGTACTTCTTTTACTCTTTATCTTATTCACTTATTAACTTATACTATTATGTCTAATTACGATATTACTGTCTTAACATTACTATTTATTATCGCACTTATTAAATGCTGTGAGTTTCTTATTAACACTAAGATTACTCTTCTTACTACATTATTCGCTTTAATAATAGTTGCGTCTACTTTATGTATATTCTTAATATTATTTGATATTGCTTCACCATGACAGATTATCAGTTCCATATATTTCTATCTTTAATTGGGATAGTTATATGCCTATGTTATTTAATGTTTAATTACCTTTCTTATAAGAAGGTTATTATCATTCGTTCTGTTATTCAAACTATAATAACTTATATAATAGTTATTAGTTTTATTCGTCTACTATATAGTACTATACTATTATAGTATGGATTCTACTTTTAAAATTAAATTCTTAATAATTAATACATGTATTTATGAAAGCTGTTGTAAATGATAAAAATCATCTAACTTTTGTATCTCATCTTAATGGAGTTACTATTATTGAATCTAGTGGTTTTATTATTGATTTAGATTTTCAATCAATTGCTTCTATTTGTGAGATTGCTGACTTAGGCAATACTTATACTATTAAAGATTGTGATGAGATTGAATCTCTTAAATCTAATAATAATGAGTTGACTGAACGTATCGAGTTTCTCGAAAAACAACTTACTAATAGTGGTAATAGAATTGCTGAATTACGTAATCAAATTGAAGAACAAGAAAATGAATATAAAGATATTATTGTAAAGAAGGATAATATTATTGAAGAGAAAACTAATAGTCTTATTAAGTTAGAGAATATCGAAGATACTCTTAATTCTACTGTTAAAGTTAATGCGGAGCTAAATATTCAATTAAGCCGTGCTAAAGAAGATATTGATAAACTCGATAAACAATTAGAAGAAAAGACTTCTCGACTGGCTGAAAGAACTCATGGTTTAAGAGTTTTTAGACAAGCTCTTTATGATATGAGACTTTATGTTCAACCATATAAAGAATACGAGCTAGATTTTGAATGGCTAACTATTCGTAATTCTATTGATTCCGGTTTCTTTATTCGATTTAAAGATACTGCTAGTGCTGCTAGAGCTATTGGTGATTGTAGATATTACATATCTCTTAAAGACGTATTAGATAAATACGAAAATGATATTGTAGACTTCAATGTCTCTGCTATGGACATTTATTATATTCATAAAGCTAGTCCTAATGTTGTTCGTAAGTTCAATTATGATAATTTTAATATTACTTGTAAAGACCAACGTACTGCCAATACTATTAATACTCTATTGAATTGTTCTAATATATTAATTTATGATATAATGGATAAATTCAAAGATGATATAACTTATAGCAATACTCATTAAATATTATCATTATTGTTTGGTATTTCCATTATTTATTGCTATACTTGCATCCGTATTACAAAATTTAAGATTATGTATGACGAAGGTGTAGAGTTTCCTATTTGTGGTTTGGTAGCTGATATAGACTATCTCGACTGTGAGATGGCTAATAATTGGAATACTGGAAATACTCTAAGCGAGGATAACATAGACCTCGACTTAGATATAACTCATATTGAAGATTAATTAAATACTAATAGTTATGAATGAAAAGAAAGAAGTTGATGTTCTTAGTAAGAAACGTCCTACTGTCAATGAGTTAAAGACAGAAGTTATCCGTCTACGTAAATCTAATGAAAAGTCTGATGCTGGTCTTAATCATTATAAGGCTATGTATGAGAATATTTGTAATGAAGATAAAGCTCTTCGTAGTATGTCTTCTAAATTAAGTGCTGCTAATAATCAATTGGAAGCTAATAATAAAGCTCTTAAAGACGGCATTAAATTTCTCGAATCTAAGTTAGATAAAGCTAACAAAGATTATGAAGAGCTTAAAGCTAAGAGACAGTATAATACTGTTGGTTTTGTTATTGCTTCTCTTATTGCTTTAGGAGCTGTTGCAGTTATTATTTTACGTTTAGTATAATGCCGATACGTACTCTATTTAATTAATATCTGACAAAAGGGTTAAATAAAATGTCGGTTTCCACTCTATTAAGATTATTCAGGTCGTGAGACTAGAGTAATATTAGTAGAGTTTTTTATTGTCTAACTTATAAAACTTATTATAATGAAAGAAATTATTAAAGCTATTATTGCTGCCGCTATGTGTTCTGATTCCGAAACTATTGATAAAATTAAAGAAGATTATCGTAGAAGTTTTATTTCCGGAAAATATAATAATAAAATTAAAGAAGATATAGAATCTATTGATGTCAAAGGATTAAATAATCTTCTTAATGATATTCTTGAAGCTGATTATCCTATTGAAGATAAGATTAAAGCTATTGAACAATGGGATGATATAATGACTAATTACGTCAAATATATGGAAGAACTTCGTGATAAAACAATGGAAGGTTATGATAATCTTTGTAAGAAGTATCACGAGAAAGAAAATAATGTATACACTGTATTTTATTCTTCTGATGATAATTTAGTTTTTCTTGATAAGTATAATAAATTTAGAAATGCTTTTACAGGAAAAAATCCTATTAATATTTATAAAGGAAATAATCCTAATGAAGCAGCAGATATTGTTGAAAACTTTATTATAACTAATCCTAAATATTATTTTGTAGATTATCGTAAGATATATAAAGATTGATATTTTGTTTTGTCTGTTTTAGTTAAACTAAAATTTTGTCGTATTGTAGTATAATAACTATTGTTCGTGAGAATTATAGCTATTGGTTTTATGGAATTATTAATTGAATAGTACTGTTCGTGAGAATCGTACTATTACTTATTCTGATAGCTCTGATGATGACTAATCTAAGTTGAAACATTAACCAAATGGTTGAAGTAAGGGAAATCCTCTTCGTAAAATGTCAGCTATAAATACATAGTATTTGTGTTTAAAAATACAAGTTGTTAATTACTGTCGTGAGATAGGAGAACTTTATTCAATTTTATATTTTTACCCCTAATTTAAATTACTGTCGTGAGATAGAATTAGGACTTTTATAAATATTAATTATTTAGCTTGGAGCAGAAGCGTCTGCTCCTTTTTCTATGATTATTAATTAAAACTAATATACCGACATGAATAAGAAAGAATTTACTAAATTGTTTAGAGAGTTACAGAAAATACAGCTTAGTCTGTTGTATAGTACTAAACTCTCTAGTGACCTTTATACTAATTGCAATCTTAACAATACTTCTTATATTAGTATGTATCTATTTGTTCTTAATAGTAATAGAAACATTACTAGAGTATATAGTTACAATCTTTATAGTAATGATAGTATTGATAAGAATAAAGTTATTATAGATGAAATTAAGCAAAAGGTTAAACAATTCACAGCTCCTCTACGGGGGAATAAGCGGAGCGAAGCGGAGCGGTCAGATGCTCTTATTAAATAACAATTAATACTAAACGTAATGATTAAGAAGAAAATTAAATTCGGAAAGCATGAGAGAAGTTACAAATTAGTAGCTTTTACTCTTAATGTACTTGAAAGTACTAGTGTTAAACTTGTTAAGATGGAAGAAAGGAGACGTATTCCTAGTTATGCCCAAGCTCAACGAGTTTAAACAAGATAATGGTAGGCTCATTGTCACGACTGGCAAATGTCTAGTTTGTGGCGATGAGCTTATTGTATTTGGTACAGACAAGATATATGTTTGTCCTAAGTGTAAGGAAATATTAGATGGTGGTAATTGTTTAGTTCTTGAAACAATGTTTGTTGAAGATGATAGAATCGTTACTGCTAGAAATTGTATTGTTCCTAAAGACCAAATGCATACGAATGTACCTATTGTTTGTATGCCCTCTGATGAATTTAGTAAGTTATACGAAATATATAAAACTAAAGCTAATTAATATGATTGTAGATTTAAAACAATGTGTTAATCCTGATAGTACTTTTGATGTATATTTTGAAGGACTTAAAGCTGTTATATCTCATGATGCAGATACAAATAGTTATCATTGTATTATTGTAGATATTCATGACGATAGACGTTGCGAAATTACTTCATTACCTAGGATTATGAATACTGATAAGTATAAGATATTCCCCCGTAAAGGAACATATTGTACACAATATCTTCCTAATCAAATAGTTAAACCTTAATACTATGGGATTAAGTTTTAAGTTATCAGCAGTTAATGAGGATAAGAAGATTCCTCGTGAGAAAGTAATAATGCAAATTGTTACTGGTACTATCGTTTTACATGATAATGAATATAAGTTCAAACCTAAAGATGGTAGTGAACCTGTTGTATTATCTGAACGTTCATACTCTTGTAAAGGCTTTAAAACAATATATACTCGTGCGTTAGATAATCATGGTAGACCTACTAAGATTGTTAGATGTACCGATGCTTATTGTTCAATGCCTAGTTGTTATATACCTTTTAAGATAGGATTACCAGTTAAAGGTTACATTCTTAAATGTCGTGATAATATTGATAGATTTTTATTGAAGTGCAATGAATTTTGAAAAGTTTGATGATGCTAAGAAAGACGATAAAGTCTTTAATAGTTTTACTCGTGACCAAATGATTGCTTATGAAAACCTAGTAGCTTTTATTGAGAAAGGTTATGTTTCAGGTGATTATAAACGAGCACTTATTGGTGCTGCCGGTACGGGTAAAACTTATATGATACGCGAAGTAATTAAGAGATGTGGTTTAGCTAAATCTGTTATTGGACTTGCAGCTCCTACACATAAAGCTGCTCGTGTACTTCGTACATCTACTGGATATAATACGTCTACTGTGGCTAGTGATTTAGGTTTAAGACTTAATACTGATGTTACTGATTTTGATGTTAATAATCCTCCTTTTGACCCATTGGCTGAAAAGAAGATTAAACAATATAAACTATATATTGTTGATGAAGCGTCAATGATTGGTATTAATCTTAAAACTCTAATAGAGAGAGAATGCAAACAATTCGGTTGTATGCTTATTTATATGGGAGATAACTATCAGTTACCACCTGTTAAAGAAGCTCATTCACGTTGCTTCGATAATATTAAGTTCTATACTCTTCGTCAGATTGTAAGACAAGAAGAAGATAATCCTGTTAGTGAGTTATTAAGAATCTTGAGAAAAGATATTGATAATAGAACTTGGAAGTTCTTAGAGTATATCAACAAGAATAGATATGCTTTTGACCCAACTCAAACTAAAGGATATTATACTTGTGGTGCATACGAGTTTCAATCTCTTGTAATAGACGGATTCTATAATGAAGAGTTTACTAAAGATGTTGATACTTGTCGTCTTATAACTTATACTAATAAGTCTGTTGCTGATTGGAATAAATTCATTCGTAAAAATATCATTGAAGGTAGTGATAGAGCAATTCTAACTCGTAATGATTTAGTAATGTCTTATAATACTTTCATTGATGATTTCAAAGATACTATTATTGTAAATTCTGAAGATTATATAATACATGATATTAAGAATTTTACTAATAAGGATGAAATCTTCGGATTCAATGTTACGTTTATTCAAATCAATGGTGGCACTAAGACTAAACCTTTATTTGTAGTAGACCATTCTAATTATAATAATGTCATGCGATATTATAAGTTAGGAGAAATGTATATTCAAAATGCTATAAATGCAGAAAGTTATAAGAAGTCTAGACGTTGGAAAGATTATTATGAATTTAGAGAGAGAAACTTATTACTAGCAAACTTATTAGATAGGTCTACTGGTAAAATTAAGTTTAGTCGTGATTTAGATTATGGCTTTGCTCTTACTAGTCATAAAGCACAGGGAAGTACTTATGCTGATGTATATATAGATGTAAATGATATTGTATTTGATATGCGTACTGGTAATCCTTGGGGAGATATAGATAATACTCTTCGTAGATTATATACAGCTTGTAGTAGATGCAAAAATCGTTTATATTTGTGTTATGGACAATAAATAAAGTGTAAGTATGAACTCTATGTGTTATGATGTCGAAGTAACTAGAAATTACTTCTCGGTAGTATTTGTTGATTTACGTAGTTATCTCAAAATATTTAGTGATTGTGTCGATAATGATGGAAAAGCTATTCCTCTTGTTGATAAACTTACTATTGCAGAGATAAAGAAACGTTTAGAAACAATACCTAAGAAACGTTTTGTTTTATATGAAGATGATGATACTGATTTATTCAGTTTATTATATTGGTTACAACAGAAAGCAGACTATTTCGGATATAATAATCGGAAGTACGACCGCTTAATGTTGAGTGCATTGCTCATGTATTATAATCAATTTGATAAGCCTAGTAAATTAATCACATTCTTATATGAAACATCACAGAGAGTTATTCGTAGTTCTAATAATGATACTCTTTGGACTGATAACTTCACTTCTCTTATACTACGTAATAACGTAGCATTTCGAGACTTGGATTTATTCCAAATCTTTAGACTAGACCATTATCATAAAAGTCTTAAACAGACTTCTATTAATATTAAATGGTATAATCTAAAAGAGTATACTATGCCACCTATTGGTGATTTAGATAGACATTATTATCACGAGAGACTTCCTGAAGCTAAGGGAATGACAGATAGAGAACTTAATATCCATTATCGTAATGTATTTGAACGATTCATACCTAGAGAATATCTTCAAGAAATGGCTGATTATAACGACAATGATGTATATATTGTTGCCGAGCTAATTAGAATGAATCAAGAAGAAGTTCTTTTAAGGTATCGTATTAGTGAAGAATATAATGTAGATGTGTTTTCTGCTAGTAGAAGTACAATAGCTGATAAAGTTATTGTTAAACTATATAGTAAATATACTGGTCTACATCCTAAAGCCTTCATTGATACTAAGACAATACGTAGGAAAATCGTAGTTTCCGAAATTTTGTCAGACAAAATCTCATTTTCCACGCCTGAATTGAACGATATTTTGTCGGGCATACGTTCCCTTACCTTACGTGGAGAAAAGGGCGAATTTGACAGGGAATTTACCTTTATGGGCACGTCCTATACCATCGCAACTGGGGGTCTACATTCAAATGAGATTCCGGCTGTATATGTTGAAAATTCTGATAGTATTATTGTTGACAGAGATGTTGCAAGTTATTATCCTAATATGATACGTAGCCTTAAAGTATGTCAGAAACACCTTATTCCTAAAGCATGGTTTCGTATAGCTGATACTATTGTTGATGAACGACTAGAACATAAACATTTAGCTAAAGATAAATCTCTTGATAGTATAGATAGAGATAAACATGCTACTGCTGCTGCTTGTCTAAAGATTGTAGCAAATGCTGGTATATTTGGTAAAATGGGAAGTGAGAAGTCATTCTTATGTGACAAGAAAGCAATGTATCAAGTAACTATTAATGGTCAGTTATTCTTATTGATGTTAATAGAGAAACTTGAACTTGCAGGTATTCATGTTATAAGTGCTAATACTGATGGTATTGTAACTATTGTTCCTAGAGAATTAGAACAAACTGCCGATGATATTTGTCATTGGTGGGAGAAACATCTAGGATTAGAGCTAGAATTTACATATTATACAAAATATGTAACTGAAGGTGTTAATAGTTATCTTACTGTTAAACGGGGAGGTAGTAGTAAGTTCAAAGGTAGAATGAATCCTAAGATGTTCTTAGAGGATTTATCTAAAGGATATAATTCTCCTATTGTAGCTAAATGTGTTACTGAATACTTTATTAATGGTACTCCTGTTATGGAAACTCTTAGAAATGCTAAATCTATTCTTGATTTCTGTCGTACTCAAAATGTTAATCATAAGTATAGACTAGAGTTTACTCATGTTGTAGACGGAAAGATAGTAACAGATATAGTGCAAAGGAATACAAGGTTTTACATCTCCTCTACGGGGGGAACATTGATGAAAGTCGAGAGCATGGGCTGGAACGAACATAACGAAGAACAAGTTAAAAAGAGTTCTCTATGTGCAGGTCAACGTGTTTCTATATGTAATACCGTTGATGATACTGATATATCTGAATTAAATGTTAATTACTTATATTATTATAATGAAGCTATGGCTATTATAGAACCAATAGAACAAAGTCGTAATAATAAAGGTAAAGGTAAACGTTTAGTTAAGAAATACTATGGAATGAGAAATACTTTATTTGACTGATATGGATATAGAAAAGATATGCAAAGACAACTTAGGAAAAATAGTTGATTATAAAGGTTTCAAAGCTAAGGTTATAGGTTATAATATAACAATTAATTATCTTATTGTTTCTCTTAGTCCTGTTACTAATTACGAATTGATTGGAAACGATAGTAATATTATTATACTAAATGAAAACGGTAACTTTAGTTATGCTTATATTCATCCTAATGCTTATAAAGAGGAACTAAAAATTACTTGAATATGGATATAGAAAAGATATGTATAAATAATCTAGGAAAAGAAGTTAACTACGATAGTTTTAAAGGAATGGTAGTAGGTTATAATATACTATTAGAATGTTTAATCTTATCTTTTGTTGAAGATATTGGTTGGAATACTATTGAATATACAGATATTATTCTTCTACGTAGTCCTCTCAATCGTAGTTATGCTCTTGTTTATCCTAAGAATTATAAAGAACAACTTATATTATGAACGATGTAACTGATATTTATAATGAAGCAGCTAATAAATGGTCTGATAACAAAGGTGTGGGTAGTGTTATTCTATCAGAACCATTAAGTGTAATGAACTTCGTTACTATGGTGCTAGATAAAATGGTAGCTAAAACTCCTGAACTAACGTCTCTTATAATAACAGAGACTATGGAAGATAGAGCTAACATTACTTATTATCTTGACAATACTTCTGAACTAAAGGAGATTCACAAACAGTTAATTACTGATAAGAGATGTCTTATACTTACTCGTGAATATGTTGAACATTCTCCATATAAACCGAGTGCTAATAGTCATAAAGATGTACTTATTACTATTAATGTTAAGAAGTTCCGAAAGATTGCAGAGAAGTATAGTGGTAATTATTTTAAGTTTAAACTACTTGCTACTAATGCTATTGATAGTGTTGCAGATAATGCTATACTTATGTATAAATATGCACCTAAAGTATATGAGATTAATTATGCTCACTTAATTAATCGTTCTATTCATTCCCCCATAAAGGAGTACCAAAAGGGTGTTATCCTAACTGATGCTGATAGAACTTATTATGATAGATGTAGTCAGTATATTAATGAAAGTGTTACTATATTTGGTACATTTGAAAAGTTAGAAGAATGTCGTAATGGTAATCCTAGACTTAATATTGCTGCTGAAACTTGTAGATTACAGGTTGCTGAAAGTAATGGTTGGTCTGCTAAAATGGATATGACTGATGCTATGTGTCGTAAGATAGATGAACTATATAATCCTAGTGCTTTAATCGAGAGAGTAACTCAAACTTATAATATTATTAGAGATAGAACTAAGATAGTTACTGATAATATTGTTAAGTTAGATGCTATACTTGATATAGTTAAGGAAAATGTAGGCAAAAGAATACTTATTATTTCCAAGAATGGAGTATTTGCCAGTAAGATAACAGAGTACTTAAATGCAAATATAAAGTACGAAGGTAAATCCATTATAACAAATGGTGAGATATTCCAAACTGGAATAAGTATATTACAGTATGATTATTGCGGAAACTATCATAACGATATGGAAGGAATACAGGCTTATGATAAGAACGGAAAACCTAAGGTATATAAATCAGGTGCTAAAGTCGGACAGCCTGTAATCATAAAGGCTCAAGCCCAAAGAACGCGAAATTTGGAACTGTTTAATGACGACTATATGAAAGTATTGTCGGCAAATAATTCTATTGATACGAGCTTTAAAGGAGTTGTAGACATTGTAATTTTCACGTCACCTCTTTGTAGCTCCATACGAGACTTAAAATATCGAATACCTAATCTATCTTTTAGTTCTGTACCTAACATTATATATAAGATATATTGTCGAGGTACAAACGAAGAGAAGAAGTTAATAGAGACGAAAGGAGGAAAAGACTATGAAATAGTTAAAGATAGTGAAATTGATTTCATAATAGGAGAATAATTGATGCTAATCTTTGGAGTTAACAGAGAAATTAGTATCTTTGTAGAGTAATCAATAAGCGACCTTTGAAATAATGGAAGAAGTAAAGACAGAGAATGAGAAAACTCTAGCTAAGACAGAACCAAAAGCAAAACCAAATAATAATAGTATGGTTATGGCTTCTGCTCTTAATACCCTAGACATTTACAATCCCGATGATAGGAATAAGTTAGAGTTGTATCTGAAATCAGTAATGTCTAGTGATAAGTGCGGTATTAAGACTATTCAAGACGGTCTTGCAATATATAGCCGTGCTAAAGAGTTAGGTTTACCGTTTACTAGTTGTATTGAACATCTAGGAGTTATAAATGGTAAAACTACATTAGACGTTCACTTAATTAAAGCGTTATTATTGAAGGCAGCTATAACATGGGAGTGTACAAAAGATTATATAGCTCTGTATGAATATACAGACGGTAATAATGTTTATATAGACAGTAAGATACCTGACTATTGTAGGCGGTTCAAAAGCAAAAAAGAAGCTGATGAATATAATGCTAGTTCTGATAATGATGATGTAGGTATTTATCCAGTCAGAAATTATCAAGATTATAATGGTAATGTATATAAGGAATATCAGTTAAATAATAAGTTCGGAGTTGTAGCTAATCAACAACAAGCCAAAGAAGCTGTGGCTAAGGGATTAGTTCCAATATTCCGAATACCTAATGTTCCTTGTGATTATATTACTGAATATAAACTTACTCGTATAGTAGATAACAGAGTTATTACTAGTGTAGGACATTTTAGTTATAGTGATGCTGTAACTGCTGGTCTTGCAAGTAAAGACACTTATACTAAATATATGAGAACACTTATCGGTCATAGAGCTTTCACACTTGGTGCTCGTGATATAGCTGCTGATGTCATACTTGGTTGTATGGAAACAACAGAAGCTAAGATAGTAAATAATATGAGTATCAATGATGCTGATATTATTGAGATTTAATAGTAATAGAAGTCTAACTATTACTATTAATAGATAAGAAATAAGACAAAAACTAAGATAACAATGGGCTTTATGCCTAGTATTAATAATTATTAATCATTTAAATTTTTACAACTATGGGACTTCAATTTGGAATGTCAGCCGTACAAAGCGGTAAGAGAGTAATGCAAACTAGTAACGAACCTACATTGACAGCTAATAGCACTAAAGCTAAGTTTACTTTGGCTGCTGCTGTTACTCGTATTATGGGTCTTATTCCTGGAGATAATGTTCAGTTCGTTAGCAATATTGCTGATATTGATGCAGCTATTGCTGAACGTGATGCTGACGTTATGGCTTGGTGTGAAGAGAACAATGTTGAGTTCGGTACAGAAGCTGCTCGTTCTGCTCTTATCCAGACTTTCGGTGAATACGGTATCTGTAAAGGTGTTCCCTTGTTCGAGAAGAACGGAGAAGTTAAACTTGCAGGTGTTCGTATGACTGCTGAACAGAAAGCTGCTGCATTTGAACTGAACAAAGAGAAAATCGCTGCCGAACTTGGTAAGTCAGTAGAAGAAATCACTATTGATGATTATAATCCTACTACTCGTGCTTACTCCGGTGCTCGTACTTCTACTTCTTCCAATCTTAACGGTCTTGGTTTGCCGTTGAATTTCTCTGATTCTGCTATGTGGGCTGAATTGAAAGAGAATCTCGGTGACGAAGCAGAGAAGTTTAACCGTATCTTCGAGGTTAACTTGAATGAACCGTTTGTTGTTGCTGTTGAAACTGGTAAAGTTATCGGTGATGAAAAAGAAACTGTTGAAGTTAATGCTTACAAGATTTCTTTCAAAGCTGATGAAGAACCTGCCGTTCGTCAATCTTCTAAGTAACAACTTCTTCCGGTAACTAGCTAGGTTGTAAAGAGCTAAATTCTTAATTGAATTTAGCTCTTTTTTTATTTGGCTATAATTTAGAAATTTATTATATTTGGAAACTTTGCAATAAATAATAGCAAGCCTGTACAACTTGTTATTGTTAGTATTAATCTTTATAAAACAAAATTATGAGTACTCAAAAAGAAACTGCTAAAGTAGAAGAACCAGTAGTTAATCAATCAGCTAATGCTGCAACTGCTGCACCTAAGAAACGTCGTAGAGGTATTAGTAATGAGACTAGAACTACTTCTCGTAAGAAGTTCTCTCATAAAGATGCCATTAATAACATTTGGCTTTTCGTTGGTAATCTTCATGCTCGTGTTGCTTGGGTAACTATGAAGGAAGAAAGTAATATGCGTCCTGCATTTGCAGGTAAAGCTATTCCACAGCTTATCATTGAAGCTACTTCTCTTCATACTAATCCTATTGATGTTCGTGTTGCAAGTAAGACATTCTGGGCTTATGAAAGTAATGTTGATTACATTCCAGGAGGTTCTAAAGAGAAGTTTATTAACATGGACTTTGCTTGGATTAAACACTTCCTTGACGTAGTTGTATTCAAAGGTCGTGAAATGACTGATGAAGAAGCTGAAATGCTTGAACTTGGTTATGTTGACTATGATGATAATGGTCAGTATGAACCAGTAGAAGTTGAAGATGTTATCAAAGCATGGGGAGTTCTGTTCGATAACGTAGTTAAGTTGGTAGAAACTGGTGGTGAAAACGGCAAATCTGCATTACTTGATAAAGCAGGTAATCCAAGACAGTTTTGGTTCAGACTTAATCGTTATTACAAGAACAAAGGTGATTGGGCTTTCTCCGGTCAAGGTTCAGAAGAAGGTGACTTGGTATTCCCGAATATCGTAGGTCAAGGAATCTTTGAAGAAAAGTTCATGTTAGATGCTAACCATTTCAGAGAACCAAGTATTGTATTTGACATTACTAAAGAACGTATTGCTCCTATGGACGGTGTTCAGTCAAAGCAAAAGAAAGCTCCTAATCTAGCAGCCGCTGCTGGTATTGGAGGTATTGCTATGGGTGCAGGAATTGTTAATCCATCTATGCCTATGGGCGGTTTTGCAGGTGGTGTAGCAGGTGGATTTGTTTCTACTGAAGGTTCTGCTTTTGCTCCTGAAACAGAAGATAATGGTGGACTTCCATTCTAAGTAATCCAAATATATTTCGTTAATAATGTTATAAGCCTAGTGTAAAAGCTAGGCTTATTTTATCTAGTTATACTATGCGTAGAGGAATAAGACAAGACTTAACAAAAGAGTTTATATTATCTAAGATTAGTCAAGAAATGATTATGGCTAAATATATGGGTATACCTATATCCGTAGTTAATAATTGTGTAGAAAATAATGAACTTATTTGCTCTCCTTTACGTGTTGATAATCATCCAACATTTGGTTTTGCTTTCAATAATAAACATAAGCTAAAAGCTCGTGATTTTAATGGTTCTTTCTTTGGTGATTGTTTCGACCTAGTAGCTTATGTATTAAGTTTTAAAACTGGTCGTCATATAAATGTTGCTAATAAGGCAGATTTTTATTATATATTAAAGCATATAGCTTATACTTTCCGTAAGATAATATATGACGGAGAAGTAGATGAAGAGAATGAAATCTTACTTAAACAAGTAATATCTAAAATTAAAGCTAGTAAACCAATTATTGAAATAGCTACTAGAACTTGGACTAATAACGATAAGAATATTTGGGGAAAATGGGGAGTTAGTTTACATTGGCTTAATACTCATTTTGTCTATCCTGTTGACCAAATGTATATTAATAGGTATTGTCAACCTAGTCCTAAATATACATATAAGGAATCAGACCCTTGTTATGCTTATGTTACTGGACTTGATAGTAACGGTATTTATAATATTGAATGTTATTTTCCTCTTCGAGATAGAAGTAAGGGAGAAATCAAGTTTATAACTAATCATAATGGTCTTGTTGGAATACTTAATCTTGATAAACCTAAGTATGATATAATTATTATTACTAAATCATATAAGGATAATCTAGCATTAAGTTACTGGTTACATTCCTATCCTTTACGGGGGAATTTGTCAGAGTCTCAAATAGGAGTAATTAATGTTACTTCGGAGAGCTATGTTCTCAAAGATTACGAATATAACTGGCTTCAATCTAAGCTAAACGACAATGGAATACTTATTTCTTTTTTCGATAATGACCTGACAGGTGTACGTGGTGCTCGTAGGTTACGAAAAGAATATGGTATTATACCTATTATTATTCCAAGAAGTTATGGTGCTAAAGATTTTTCGGAGTTAGTTACTATGTATTCAAGAGAAACTATTAATTCGTTTATAGAACAAACTGAATCATTATTTGAATATGAATAGAGAAGAAGAATATGTGTCATTTCCAAAGGCACAAGAAGAACGTAGAGTAATTGATTTTAATTCATTTGCTCCATTAAAGAGAATAGCTATAAACAGTTTCGGTAATAGCGGAAATGTTTATAGCTATTATTTTATGTATCCTTTAACAGATGAAGAAGAGAAGTATCTTGATGATGTCAGACAACAAATGGTTGATAATCCTAATACTTTAATTCGTATGGCTCTTTCTGACGGTACACCAATTGACTTTTCTAAGATAAAGATTTATGGTAACTTTGAGTTTGATAATCCTGAACACTTAGCTATCATTAAGAATTACTTAGATAAAGATATGTATAGTAGTCATAAGATTCCAAGAGAGTTTAATTATGAAACTAATACATCTGTATCTAAAGGAAACTTTATACAATGGACTGAAAGTACTGATTATCTAAAGTGTTTCAAGTTTTATCATGCGAGAATAGGTAAACCTAAAAAGTATATAATTGTAAGACTTACAGCAAATGAAGTTAAACAACGTAAATCCGTTTAGTTATCAGTTAGATGGTTCTGATATTAGGATGATTCAATATAATCTTAAAGTCAACGGTACTTCCGATACTATTGCTAGTTATCTGCATGAGTTAGATTTACCTAATTATCCTTATATTCAAACTATTCATTTTAGATATAAATGGATAATGGCAGCTCTTTTATATATAGGATATGATAAAGAATCTCTTGAAAAGATTCATGAAGCTAATCTTAAATATGAAGAAACTCATCCTCCTATTGTTTATGAAAAGAAAAAGGGAACTACTAAGACTGGTAGTAAACGAATTAGCAAATCTTCCCCCATAAAAGAGCGTGGATTTGTTGCATCTTCTTCTAATGGTGGAAAATCTGTTGCAACTCCTGTCAACTCTAAAGTTAGAATCGTTGTTATTGAAACAGGTAAATCTATGATTATTGATAGGATAGTTGCTATTGGTCTTATGCGTGAACAACCTAATAAATATAAAATCGAAGAATTATGAGTGAATCGAAAAGTATTACTCTTTATAAACGTAATGCACAAGGTAAACCAATTTTTTGGTCTGCTGAAATACTAGGACATAAGATAATACTTAAATATGGTATTGTTGGTAAAGATGGAGTTACATCTGAATATGTTCCACCTAGAGGTGTCGAGAAAGAATGGAAAACTATTGTTGCTGCTAAGCGTAGAGAAGGAGGTATGGAATTATCTGAATTATATGATTCAGCTCCACAAGAAATACCTGATGTTAATGCTTTTAAATATTATCTTGAGGCATATCTTCCTAAGTATAATACTAATAGTGAAGGATTCGTTCTTCCTATGTTAGCTAAGATATATGAATATAATAATGAACAGAATCTATTAGCTCAAATGAAGATTAATGGTGTTCGTTGTAATATATCTGCTGTTATGCGTGGTAAAGGATTCTTTAAAACTAAAGGTCTTGTATTTCGTAGTCGTAAAGGACTTGAATATAAGTGTCCGGTATTAGAGAATGTATTACTTGACGATGTTATTAGCGATAAGTTATTCAATCGTATGTTAGAAGAAGGTTTAGTATTAGATGGAGAATTATATATTCCCGGTCTTGAACTAAATGATATTCTAAGTGCTGCTGAAAATCTTAAAAGCCCATATAATCGTTTTCTTCAATTTTGGTGTTATGACTTAGCTGTTGATGATATGATTCAAACTAGTCGTATATCATTATTGAAATCAGAGTTCGGTAAGTTTAAGATGCCTAATTACGTTAATGCTAAAGCTATTCTTGATTATCATTTGAATAATAAGAAACGTTTCGTTCTTATTCATACTTATGATAATGTTAATGGAGATGAAGATGTTATTAAATATCGAGACATCTTTGTTGAAGCTAAATTCGAGGGAGCTATTCTTCGTAATCCTTACGCTACATATCAGTTTGGTAAACGTAATTCTACTATGTACAAAAGTAAGCCAATATTAGATGGTAAGTTCAAAATCATAGATATTATTCCCGAAGGAGCTAAACGACCTAACTTTAGTAAGTTTGTTCTTCGTAATGATATTAATGGTGAAACATTTGAATGTATGCCAGTTGGTGATGCTTCTACTCGTGAAAGTTATCTTATTAATAAAGATAAACTAATTGGTAAGACAGCGTTTGCTGAATATAGATGTAGGTCAGGTGTTAAAGAAGTTCCTTCTCATGGAAATGTTATAAAAATACTTGATGATGAGTCTACTAGATTACCAAATAATATCGAAGAAGAAAGTTAATTATAATAAATCTTATATAGATTATAAGAAAAAGAAACTTGTAATAAAAGACATACATCTAAAAGATAAACTAAAGATGCTATTGATGATTAAGTTCGATGCAAAAGAAGGACAAGAATCTATGTATCTAGGTTTTCTTACAGAGAATGTTCAAGGTCAATGCCGAAATGTTTCTGTTTCAGATTATGGTTATTATTCTGTTAACGCTTCTGATATAATACGAAGCCTTCGTATTATATCTGATACTAACGTTAAGTTAGAAAAAGAAGAAGAGGATGATACCCTTGTAGTATATAAGTTGTTAAAGTAAGTCATGGTTTGATGCCTTGCCCTATTGTTAGTCGAGAGATTAGCAGTAGGGCTTTTTGTTGTTCCCTTGTAAAGTTAGTGTTTCTATTATATACTCTGATTGTGAGATAAATCGTTAGCTTATACTCAAAGAGGACTGTCGGAAGTATACAGTAACGACACTCCTTTATGGGGGAAATCAACGAGAATGCCCGATATTTCGTCTCTATGCGATTTACTATACTTACCTGAACAACTATATTATTTTTGCCTTGCGTTCAACAGCAAGCTTTAGAATCGCTAATCACGTATGTTTAAAAACAGTAAGATTTTCTTTGGTCTATTAGTAAGATTAATTATATTTGTAAAACCGATAATGAAAGAAGGAGAAGATAAAGGTAGATATATTGTTATTAGACAACCTAACGATAATAATGCTTATTGTCATGGTCTTAGAATTATTCATATAGTAATAACCTATGAAGAATTACATAAGAAGATTGATGATTATCTTAACGGTAAGATTAAAAGAACTCCTGATGTTTATGCTCCTATTGATTTGTTTAATCACATTGTTAAGCATAGGAAGATTTATTCCTTTAAAGAAGCTAAACGTCGTGCATATTATTTAAATAGAAAGTATGGAAGAAGTTAAAAATTCAGTTAGATTCGCTACTATTCCTAATTTTCCTAATTATTGTATAGGAGAAAATGGAAGAGTTTGGTCTGACAATCGTAAACGTTATCTTAAATGGTATCGTGGTAAAGGTTGTGAACGACCTCATGTTACATTATTTCACAATGGTAATAGTGCTAAGCTATTTATAGCTACTCTCGTTGCTCAAGCATTTGTTACTAATCCTAAGCCTAATGTATATAAATATGTTAGGTATAAAGACGGTAACAGTGCTAACAATCATTATACTAATATTGAATGGTGTAGAAACCAAACAGGAAGTAAGTATGGAAAATGAAATAAAAAGTGTTTCAGATATTATAGCTGAAATAAGTAAGAAAGATAAGAAGAGACAAGTATTCATTCTTACTAATCTTATTAATCAGTTAAAAAATACTCGTATAGAAGCTAATAGCAATTACGAAGATTGTCGACTTTCTTATACTCGTAGAACAGATAATTATATTGGTAACTTTAAGCTGATGTTATTTAAGAAACAATTAGATTGTCTGGATATGATTATTGAAAATTTAGATTCTTATCTTGACGAATTATTAAGCAAATAGTATGGATAGAGCTAAAATCTTTCAAAGTGTCATTAAAGGAACTAATGTGTTTACTCCTATTGTTGATAGCTATCATACTGTTGGAAATCATATTATCGAACTTAGTTGTTCCGAAAAAGATAATCAACATGGACTTTATAATAGAGAGATTAATGGTATTACCTTTAAAGGTACGTATGGTGTGACCGTTATTACTAATAACGGTAATGGGTGGGAACGTAGTATTAAGTTAGATAAACTATGTTATTCTCGTGAAGAAGCTATGGAATATATTAAATCATTAGATAATGCAAAACGGTGAAATAATACCTGCTCTTATTGCTAGAATTAGACAAAATAATACTAACAATATTATTATTCGTGATAAACTTTATTCTCTTCTAAATAGTATTACTAATAAGTTTGATGATGTTATTAAGAATACTCCTCATCTTGTAGATTTTCAAAATATGTCTAATGATGAAGTATTAGAACATTATTATCTAAGTGTTGGTTCGGAAGCTCTTTGGGATTCTCGTGAACTTATTATGAAAGCTATATCTGAACAGAATAAATTAATCAAAGAAGAATATGATAACAGTAATAAATGATAAAGAACTTGGTAAAGTTGAGATAGTTACTCAACAATATCAATTGGGTCTTTATGTAGCTATTTATAAAAATAAAAGATTAATTAATCAATTTGGAAGTAATCTTAAAGAAGCTGCATATCATAGGAAAGTTCGTATTAGAGCTATTAAAAGAGGAGATACTATCGTTGACGGAACTGTTCTTGAAACTAAAAGTAAATATCCAATAAATACATTTGAAAATGAAAGTTCTAAAGAAGTTAGTAAATAAACTATTAAAACCAACTAAAAAGGATAATTCTCCTAGATGCCATAATTGTGAAAGACGGGGAACTATGGATTGTCCTGTTAGTTATATGTGTTATTCTACTAAAGATAAACCTTATTTTAAATCAAGACATAATGGGAAGTAGTCTATTTAGTATTAAAGCAGAGTTGCAGGATATTATCTTGCAACTCGAAGAAGGTGAAGCAACAGATGAACTTGTTGCAAAACTAGGTATTACCGAAGATAATCTTAAAGATAAGATTGCTGATTATCTTCAAGTAATTAAACGTTATCAATGTGACGTTAAAGAATGTAGTGACGAAGTTGCTCGTGTTAACCAAATTAAGAAAACAAGAGATAATACTCTTAGACGTCTTAAAGATGCTGTTCTTGAAGCCGTTCTTATGTTTGGTTCTACTGGTAAGTCAGGTAATAAAGTCATTGAGGGTAGTACTTATAAAATCTATTCTCGTAATACAACTACCATTGTATTAGATGATATTCGTATCTCTGATATTATCCGACAGTTTGTGGATATTGTTACTGAATATTTAGCAAGTACTGAAATTAAAGAAAGTCTTAGTATTGAATATCTTGCTCGTATTATTAGTGCTCACATGAAAGCTGAAACTTCCCCCATAGAGGAGTCGGAAGCTGAACGGTCTTCTTTCGTAGACGTAACTACTGATGATATATTTGCTATTAATACCGAAATAACTATTAATATACGTTTATCAGAATTAGCAAATGCTACTAATTTCAATCTTGCTCAATGGATTGGACAGAATCCTCATAAGGTAGAATTTAAATCTTCTACTAGTAAATCAGCTGTTGCAGCTAATTTAGATTTAAATGCTGACCTTACTATTGCTAAACAAGTATCTAATACATCATTAATAATTAAATAATATGTTTGAAGTAGAAGATTGGGTAGAAGAACTTATCCAAAATATTATAGATACTTATGGTTGTACTCGTCGACAAGCAATTGACGCTATTGAAGAAAACCTTTAAACTTATAAATTATGACATTCGATTTTAAAGATTCAAATTACAGAAGTAAATTTAAAGCACGTGGAGTTGCGTGGAGAGGTAAAATTGGTATAGATGTTAGTGATTGTAAAACAACAGAAGAAGCTATTGTAAAAGCTAAACTCGATTATACAGTTGCTAAATGTCAATTATCTGCTAAGATGCCAGCACATGATAATGGTGCTAGTCGCGATGGTTCTATATTTCCTAATGTAGTTAATGGATTTGAATTTGTTGATGTTCCCGGTGAGTTTGCAACTTATCGTACTGATACTAATATTCCTCTTGGGAAAGTAAAGTCTCGTTATGAAGTAGTACAGAATCAAATGGCTTTTGGTTTCTTCGATGATGCTCTTGATGGTAGAGTAAAACTAGACCGTGCAGGATACTTTGGTTTCGGACAAAAGATATTCATGTCAGCTACATTCGATAAAGAGATTAATATTGGTGGTAAGAACGATACTATTCAACATTATTTTGTCTTTACTAATAGTCATGACGGTGGTAGTGCTGTACAAATGATGATTACTCCTGTAAGAGTTATTTGTATGAACGCTCTTCATGCAGCTAGAATGTCTGCCGAAAGTTATATATCTTTCAGACATAATAAAGGCGTCAATGTTAAGATACTTACTGTTCCTGAAATATTAGGTCTTACTGAACGTAAGATACAAGAAGAAGAAGAGATGTATCAAGTTATGTATAAGACTAAAGTAACAGATGAAGAAGTGAAGAAGTATCTCTCTGCAACATTCCTTACGGGGGAAGAATTTGAAAGAGTAGATGAATTAGCTTTGTATAACGGTCTATTCCGTAGAGATAATTCTGCTTACGAAGCTGCTGAAATATCTATGCAAAAACTAAATGTTCTTTGTGATGCTTTCGAGTATTATCAAGACGGTGTAGGTCAGAGACAGTTAGCTGGTACGGCTTATGGTGCTTATAATGCTGTTACTGGTTATTTCTCTAATGTTAAAGAGTATAAGACAGAAGAGCTTCGTTTAAAGAACACTGTATTTGAGGGCGACTATAATACTAGTCTTAAAGCTCTTAATTACGCATTGGCTGGTGTATGGGAATAAAGAATTTTATTAAGAAACTAATTGGGTTATTTACTGTTCCACGTTGTCCTAATTGTGGTGCTAGACTAGAAGAAGTTCCACGGGAAGAAGAAAATGACCCAATTGCTTTTAAGTGTATTAACTGTGGTAAAGAATGGAGTTAGAAACTGTATTAAAAACAATCTTATTAGATGTCCCTGTTATTGAATGTTTTATTCAGATTATATTAACTTGGATAGCACTAAGAATTACCAAAGAAAGATTAGATGATGAGGTAATAAGCACAGTTACTCTTAATTGTGCTTTATTCTTTGTTCCAATATTAGGTCATGTTCTATTTGTAATATTTATAATCAGGTTTGTTCATTTATTAAAGTATCTATATGGAAAAGAAGAATAAAGTAAGGACTTGTGGTAATTGTGCTTATCTAGTAAAGAAGGATAGGAAAAACTATTATTATTATCGAGTATATAAATGTATGAACGAAGATAGTGATTATATGGGTTCTGCTTGGAAAAAACCTAGTAGTCCTACTGATTGTCCTTATCATAAATTTAAAAACAACAATTATAATGAGTAAATTATGAAGAATAAACAAAAAGTAAGAACTTGTGGTAATTGCATTAATTGTGTGAAAGTAAATCCTACTTGTACAAGTTATTCTACTTATAAATGTGATTGTCCATTTAATGATACATATTTCTTAGGTAGAACTAAACCATCTTATATGGTTGAATGTAAATATCATGAATTTAAAAATGATAATTATGAAAATAAACCTATATAAGTAAATCTACTAAAAATATAATAGATTTATTTTATGGTACAAAGACAGATAATAAATTATTAACTTTTTTAAAAGACAATGAGTAAATTAAGTAAAGCAATAGCTAATGCTATTATTGAGTTTAATGCTGGTTTATTAACGCAAGACGAACTTTATCAAAAACTAGAACAAGATATTGATAATGTATCTGTTAAAGTTTGGCGTGAAGACAAGTCTGTTCCATTACCTACTTACGGTAAAGAAGGCGATGCTTGTTGCGATATCTATGCTAAGAGTATAGATTATGATTCAGATAAAGATAGATTTATCATTCATACAGGATTACATTTTGCTCTTCCTGATGAATATGAAATGGAACTTCGTCCACGTAGTAGCAATACTAAAACAGATTATTATCTACCTAATAGTCCTGGTACTCTTGATTGGGGTTATAGAGGAGAACTTCTTGTTATTTTCAAGAATCGTACTAACATTCATTTGTCTCGTTGTGTAGAAGATAGTCTTATGGCTATTCGTCAACTAAAACATATTACTAATAGAATCGAAGAAGTAACAAACGATTGTATAAAAGAACTTGAACAAGTTATGAATGGTTTTCCTTATAAAATAGGTGACCGTGTTTGTCAACTTCTTGTTCGTCGTCGTGAGAAGATTACTTGGGATGAAGTCGAAACTCTTGAAGAGTTAGGAACTACTGAACGTGGTACAGGTGGATTTGGTCATACTGGAAAGTAATGGAAGAGATTGAATTAAAGTCATTTGTTCAAGCCTTAATACTTAGAAATAAAGGGTATAAATTCAAACATATCAAAACTGGTAATATTTATACTCTTATTACTAAAATTAAAAGTAAGAATCCTCTTAACGGAGATTGGTATGATGCCTTTCTTTATGTTGATGATAAGAAACATAAGTTCTGTCGTAGCTGTGAAAGTTTTATTCTTAACTTTAAAGCTGTAAAAGATGGAGATTGAAGCTTATCTTAAAGATAACAGTTTGGTCTATGAATGTCCTAATTGTTGTTCTGAAATTACTATAAGTGATAAAGATAAAGAATTAACACTAGCATTTGGAGATATTATTACTGATACTTGTCCTGAATGTGGTGTAGTATTAACTATAAAAATGAATTAAATGAAAGCTATTGGAATTAAAATGGTTGAACTTCAACCTATGAGAGCTGCACTTGCAGTAGATTATGGTTATAAAATTGGTAATGCTCATCCTGATGATATGGGTTATGAAGTTACTTATCCTGACGGATATAAAAGTTGGTCACCTAAAGATGTAGCTGATGCTGCGTATTATCCTCTTTCAGAGAATAATGACGGCACTAAGATTCTTAAAGAAGACGTTGAAAACTTTATTACTAATGTGGAAGTAATGACAGTTGGTAAAAAGACTACTGTTGTTAATGCTCATACTCTTACTGGTTTTGATACAGTTCGTCATTCGTCTTGTGTTGACCCAAAGAATTACAGCGAAGAACTTGGTAAACAATATGCTATGGAAGAAGTTGTTAATAATCTTTGGGCACATCTTGGTTTTGTTCTTCAATGGGCTAAATACGGTATTAATGTTAAATCTAAAGAAAGTAAATATCCTCCTCATATTCAACGTGTAATTACAGAATATGAAGAACTTAATGATAAGATTGATAAACTTAATGCGTTTATTAATGGTAATCCTATCTTTAGGAAACTTGATGCAGAAGAGAGAAACGATATGGCTTGTCAGCTTACATCTATGAGAAATTATTCTGATATTCTTCTTTCTCGTCTTACTAGAGCTGGTGTTGATTTCAAAGAACTTATTTAAACTAAAAAGTATGCTTAAATTAAATAATATATTGTGCATAGAGACTTATGGAGATAAATCTAAAGTAGTAAATCCTAAAATACCATATAGGATATATAGATGTAATAGTTTAGCTCGTATGCAAGATAAGAACGGTAGTAATACTCTTCATGTTATTCTTGAAGATATAACTCCCGGTGCTGATAATGATGCTTATAATCCAGAAAAAGTCATAGTTGAACTTAATCAGTTTATGAATACTTGGAATCCTTATGTTGAACCTAAAGAAGTAAATGATGAAGTCGGAGAAGAAGTTCATGCGTAATCAAATTCGTAAAGCTATGCGATATGCAGCTAATCTGCCAAAACTTAAAGCTCGTAATAGTATTTATCTGAAACTACAAGAAGTAGAGAAGAAATATAAGAACGAATAAGTAATAATCATTTTAGTTATACATTAATAAGAGTGCTAGTAGTAATACTGGTACTCTTATTTTATAATACTATGACAAAAAGAATAAGCATTAAAGTAAAAGCCTATCAATCTAATGGATTTAGTAGAGCTTGTAAGAATTGTATTTATAGACCTTGTACTCCAATGCAATCAAATCTATGTACTAGAGCTTATGTAGAAGGTTATATAAAAGGATACAAAAGAGCTAAAAAAGATATGAAAGATGACAATAGATAGATTACTAATAGTAGCCGCTATAATATTCATATATTATATAATAACGCGAGCTAAAGAATGAACTTAGAACTATTGATAGTAGAAATACTGTTAATAGTTCTTTTTTTTTATGTTGTACTTGGATAAAATCAACGTACTAAAGATAGTTGTATTGCCGGACTTGACTACGCTCGCAAGCTCGCTAAATTCCCCCATAAAGGAGTGGAATTATCGGTAAA